TTATTGGTTATTTTCTTTCTTTGCAAAGAATGCACCGTAATCAAACATCTTCATGCTCTGATATCTGCCGATATCCAGCAGGGAAGATATAATTATCTCCACGTCCTTATCTTCCTCGGACGGCTCATGCAGTCTGTTGCACAACCTTTCATAAGCAGCAAGCATCTGGGCGTATAGCTGTTCGCAGTATTTTCCTTCTGCAAATTCATCCTCCACCACTTTACTTTCCTCAATCTCGCACTCATCCAGATTGTAAGCACCATTCATCAGATCGTAGATCACTGTTTTGAATTTCTTATCCCGTACACTCATATACATCCTCATCACTTTCTTTGCCGTAAAGAATGCATAGAAAAAGGGAAAGCAGCCATTTCAGATACAATTGAACTGCTTCCCCTTACTTTTTCAGCGTTCTTACGAAGTTCATCAAGATTCTCCGTTCATCCGCATTCAGGTCATCCCATATTTCCAATAATTCTTCTTGCTCATCTGTCAGATCAGGCCGCATACCTTCTCCGGCAAAAAACTGTGCGATTGATATTCCGAATGCATCGCAGATTCTTTCCAAGGTTGGTACTGTCGGTATACTCTTTTTGTTGATTATATTTCCCAAAGCCGTCTGTGACATGTCAGTGAGCTGTGCAAGCCTGTATTTGGAAATCTTGTGTTTACTGCATAATTCTTTTACCCTCTTTGGTATGTACTCCTCTGTACGCAAGTAAGTTACACCTCTCTTCTATCTGTACGATATACATATTGTAACCGTTACGCAGAAGAATTATTAGAACCATATCTCTTTCGTAATTTACTCTAGTGTAGTGGAGTATATGGGTAAAAAAATATGAACGGCAGATTTATGCAGTTCAGTTTTGTATCATGACAGAACATTGATTTTCCTTGTTTCCATCATTCTTATATCGTCTTGTTTCAGTTATAAGCATACCATCTGCATCAGTATCCTTCAATAAAAATCGTTCGACATATTTCGCACTTTCCCATCCCCCTTGTTTTCCTTTTACTCCATTACGCTTTATTAAATTACACAACCTTTTTGCACTCATTGATAGATAATTTATCTTGCGTAAGAAAAAGAAAACAGGAGGTACAATCTATGAATCAAACGCAGATATCTGTCAACCACAGGCAGATAGGATACCGTATCAAGGAAGTAAGGGAGCAGAATCATATTTCACAGGCGCAGCTTGCGGAAATGACGGACCTTTCCGTCTCCTACATAAGCCATATTGAGAATGCAAAAAGGAAAGCCAGTCTGGAATCCATCATCCGTATTGTCAATGCCCTCGGCATTACCATAGACGAACTGCTTGCCGGAGTACAGATGCACAATCCTACTGCATACCAGACGGATATCGATATTCTCATGGAAGAATGCTCGGAGAATGAGAAACGCTTCATCTTTGAGCTGATAAAAGCAAGTGTTGATGCCATGCATAAAAACGGCTGGGAGCTTGCATCCAAAGATGGGCAGAGGTAACGGCACATCATTTTCACACAAATTATTTTTATTTGGAATAGACTATAGGGATATGCATGTCCGTATGGTCTATTTTATTTTGATATGAAAATTTTATAATAAACTCATCATAAAAATGAAGGTGGTTAGTCATGAACGAAAATGAGCATAAGGCCGGTTCTGTTGCCGACCAGAAAAATAAGATCAGGGAACGTTATAAAGGTGTCAGTCTTGATGAACTTGACGTGATTCCGGCACTTCCGCAGGAAGATATCTTTGCAGTTGAAAACGAACAGCGTGTTGCCGTATATGCAAGGGTATCCACGGATGATCCGAGACAGACATCCTCTTACGAACTGCAGAAAAACCACTATCATGATGTTATCAGTAAAAGTCCGAACTGGAAACTCGTACAGATCTATGCGGATGAAGGTATTTCCGGTACTTCCCTGCAGCACCGTGACCAGTTCAAGCTGATGATCGAGGATTGTAAACAGGGCAAGATAGATCTTATCGTTACAAAAAGCGTATCCCGTTTTGCAAGAAATGTCGTGGACTGCATTGGGTATGTCCGTGAGCTGCTTGCCCTTCCCCACCCTGTCGGAGTGTTCTTTGAAACGGAAAGGCTCAATACCTTTGACCCCAAAAGCGAGATGGTGCTTTCCTTCATGGCCACACTTGCACAGGAAGAAAGCCATACAAAGAGCGAGATCATGAATGCTTCCATTGAGATGCGTTTCCGGAGGGGAATCTTCCTGACACCGATACTTCTCGGATATGACCATGATGAAGACGGCAATCTGGTCATCAACGAAGAAGAAGCCAAAATCGTAAAGCTCATATTTATGATGTACTTAAACGGATGCACCTGTCAGGAGATTGCCGATACCCTGACGGAACTTGGCTGCGTGACTAAAAAGGGAAATACCGTATGGTCACCCGGCTCTATCCTTCAGATACTGCAGAATGAACGCCACTGCGGTGATGTACTCGCACATAAGACCTATACCCCAAACTATCTGAATCACAAATCAAAGAAAAATATGCAGAACCGTCCGCAGTACCGTAAGCGTAACCACCATGAAGCCATCATATCAAGGGATGACTTCATTGCAGTACAAAGGCTTATCAGTAATGCGAAATACGGAAATAAAGGACTGCTGCCGGAGCTTAAGGTCATCCCGGAGGGAGTCCTCAAAGGTTTTGTTTCCATCAATCCCAGATGGGCCGGATTTAAGGAAGATGACTATATCAATGCTTCTGCAAGTGTATATAACGGCACGGAGCAGACTTCCGCTTCTTCTGCCCCGGTAGAGGTACAGTCCGGTGACTTCGACCTCCGTGGATATGAAATTGCACGCTCACAGTTTTTTGACAGTACGGACCGTATCACGGTCACTTTCAGTCAGGGAGACATCCGTTTTTCCTGTCCTGCCGTCCGGAGACTTGAAAGCACACTTGTAGAACTGCTCATGCATCCACAGAAACGGATCCTTGCAGTAAGGACTGCCGGAAAAGAATGTCGGAATGCCATGCAGTGGTCTAAAAAGAAAAGCGGGATCAGTTTTCCAAGGGGAATCAGCGGAACTGCATTTCTCCCTACCCTGTACTCACTTCTCGGCTGGAAGGATGACTGCCGTTACCGCATCACCGGAATAAAACGTGGCAAGGGAAATGATGCCATTCTGCTCTTTAATCTGACAGAACCGGAAATATTCATACCAAATGACACCGTAAGCTCACTTCCGGAATCAGATACATCCGTAAAGCCTTTTACCGACAGCAACCGCAGGAATGTCCGTGCTTATCCGCCGGACTGGGCAGATACATTCGGCAGCAACTATTACAGCCACGCACAGGCACAGGAGCTTGCCGGATTTGGGAAAGGCATGGAGCCTGACATATCCCATGCATCCATCATATACAAAGACAATGACATACAGGTCACCAGCAAAGATGACATAGAAAGAAATATCGAACAGATCATGTCCGATATGAAGGAGAACATAGATGAACACACAGACGAACAATGAAAGAAACACCATTCCCGTTGTGGAAGATGATGCATTCAGTTATGACGGCTATCAGGTAGTCCGTGGAGAATTTTTCGCGCATACCTATGAACCGTCATTTACCTTTAATTCCAACAAAGTATCCGTAAATACCGCCTGTATCAAGAAACTGCCGGAAACGGACTTTGTTCAGATACTTGTTAACCCGGACGAGAAAAAACTGGCAGTACGTCCATGTCAGGAAGACGAGAAAGATTCCTTCCGGTGGTGTTCCGCAACATCAAAACGGTCACCAAGGCAGATCACATGCCGTATCTTTTTTGCAAAAGTCGTGTCCCTTATGGGATGGAATTCGGCATACCGTTATAAGCTGCTCGGCAAACTTATAAAATCAGACAACGAGCTGCTGTTTGTTTTTGACCTTACCACACCGGAGATCTTTGTACGCTCTGAAAAGGAAGACGGGAAAATAAAGACATCCCGTACCCCAAGCTATCCGGAAGAATGGCAGAACCAGTTCGGTGTGCCTGTGGAAGAACACCAGAGCAGTCTTCAGATCAATATGTTTGACGGATATGCGGTATTCGGCATTTCCGAAAACAGCAGCACTTCCACCCCGGAAGAAAATCCAGAACATCCAGAAAAGGAGGAACAACACTATGAACAGACAAACCTCTTTGAAGCCGGTCCTTTGCATTGACTTAAAGAAAAACAGAATCCGCATACATAAACTTACGCTCCATATGCTCGGTGACCCTGAGTATATCCAGCTCCTTGTAAATCCCAAAAGCAGCATGATTGCCGTAAGGAAAAGCGTCCGCAAGGATTATCTGGCACACCGTGTACGCACCTGTGGATCTGACAGCCACTACTGCTGCGAATTGTACAGTACGGAACTTCTGCAGGCCCTTCGTGTCACCAACGTGAATCTGGCAGAAAACCAGAGCTACCGTATCTACGGTGCATTAAATTCAAAGGAATGTCTCGCCAGCTTCTCCATGAATGACTGTGTGCTTGTGGATGATACGGCAAGAACGGAGGAAGCACTATGAATGACATGCCAATGCCGGAACTTGTAAAAGACCCGGAATTTACAGACCTTATCCAGCCGAGGGACACACAATATATGGAAGAACTTGAAGAGGACATTTTCGACCACGGATGTACCGACCCTGTATGTGTATGGAACAATATCATCATAGACGGTCATCTCCGCTATGATCTCTGTAAGCGGTGGGATATACACTTCACCTTAAGACGCATCCTGTTTGAAAGCCGGGATGAGGCGGTATCCTTTATCTGCCGTACTCAGTTAAATCGTACTGACCTTACGGGGGAATATAAGAAATATCTGATAGGCAGAATGTTCCGTGCTGAAATGAATACAGCCGTTGGAAAATTCCTGAAAGAGAATCCTGATAAAACTGCAAACCCTGATGGACAGGTGTCACAGAAATATGTACGCAAGACAGATGTTGCAACCGTCATAGGGAATGAATACAATTTTGGTTTCTCCACCGTGACAAAATATGATATCTATGCCCGTGCGGTCGATGACCTGAAACGGAAAAGTCCTGAGATTGCACAGAAGATACTGACGGGAAAACTCCGTGTCTCCCACGAAAACATCATAGAGCTTTCCCGTCTTCCAATCGAGGATATAAACGGACTGAAACGTCTGCTGGACAGCGGTTCTATCGACCGCATCGGCTATTCACAGCTCCGGCACGAATTAAGATGGCAGAGACTTCCGACCGGAAAACCGGATTCACGGAGAATAAAGAGGGAAAAAGCCAGTGCCGAAGCCGGAATCAAACAGATGCCGGCCACAGATCCGGATTCAGAACTTGAAAGCCTTAAATTCACGATCCCTTCATGGTCAAAGACCATATCAAGGACAATGGAACTTACTGATTTTACTTCTACCTCCACCAAAGCAAGGCGTGAAGTGAAAATGCAGCTATTAAACCTGACAAGAAAAATAACAAAACTGCTTTCGCAGCTTGAGGAGGATGATTCGAAATGACAGAAGAACAGATAAACGATGAACAAAGGACAGAAACCGATCTGATGCAGTTCGTACCAAAGGTACACTTTGAGCAGATACCCATCAGAAACCTTGTATCCAATCAGGAATACCAGCGCAACCTCTCACAGCATCATGTAAAAAACGCTGCTTCCCACTTTGACCTGTATCAGATAAATCCGGTAAAGGTCAGCCGCAGGGACGGGATAAATTATGTATTTAACGGACAGCACACCATTGAGATCGTTGCACTTGTTTCCGGCTCCCGTGAAACGCCCGTATGGTGCATGGTCTATGATGATCTGGAATACGAACACGAAGCGGATATCTTTGCAAACCAGATGAAATATGTAAAGCCCCTTCTGCCCTATGAGATATTCATGGCAAATATAGAGGCCGGTAATGACAAACAGCTCATCATCCGTGATCTGGTAGAGTCCTATGACCTTACCATCACTTCAACAACTGCTCCGGGAGGTATCTGTGCCGTTGCAACACTGGAAAACATCCACGATAAATACGGCTACCATATGCTTGACCATGTGATCCGCCTGATTGCCGCCACATGGGAAGGTGCATCCCAGTCATTCAGTGCAAATATGATGAACGGTCTGGCACGTTTCCTGAATGCATACGGTGATGCCGTCAAAGACGATGTTTTTAAGGAAAAGCTCGGAAGGATATCCATAAAGGAACTTTCACGCACCGCCAAGGACAGGCGTTCCGGCTCCCTTGGATTTGCGGAAGCGATCCTGATCGGCTATAACAAGAAATGCCGGAATCCGCTCCCTTGGGATAAACTCTACACCCACAAGCTCCCGCAGAAAAAAGCCATGGAAGAAGAACCGTCCGATATCCCGGAACAGGATGATACTGACCGGATGGATATGGACGGCCAGAGTAGCCAGCTTGACCTGTTCGGATTTCAGGATGATGAGGTTTCCGAATAGTTTATACGGAAACCTTTATCCTGCTTCCTTCCAGAAAGAAGAACTCATATTTCTTTGCACCAAGCACCGTCACTTCCGCAAGGACAAGCTGTGCGATCTCAGGAACAAATCTGCCAAGCGGTTCATTCCCCGTGGCTTCCATCATCTGCTCTGCCCGTATCTTTTCAAGCGGACTGCCGTCTGTCTTCATCTGATTCCATCTTTCCATGAACTTTTCCCTGTCTGTCACCAGTTTATTGAATGCCTTCACAAATCCTTTTTCAAGGTCGGAATTGTCAACATAGGCATTGCTGCATGTTACCTTTCCATCCGTCCGGTGGTTCTTGCACTGCCACTGTACGATTCCCCTTGATTTCCATGCATGTCTTGTAAACAGGCTTTTGCACTCACCGCAGAATACTTTCTCGCAGAACGGCATGCAGTCCGCACCGTAACTGTACCTGTCCGTTCCGTGGTCTTTCATGAACCGTTCCCTACGTTCAAATTCTTCCTGCACCGCATTCCATGTTTCCTTATCTATGATCCCCTTATGGCTGTCCTTAACATAGACCTGTGCGATCTCCCCGTTATTTTTGACCTGACGCTTGGTAAGGAAATCAGCCGTATATGTCTTCTGCAGAAGTGCATCGCCCATATGCTTTTCCTGTTTCAGGATTCCCACGATCGTACTCGGATACCATTTTGTCTGCCCCAGACACCCAGGGACTTTCTCTTCCGTCAGTTCCTTTGCAATCTGTGCCGGATTGATGCCGATAAGAAAATCCCTGTAGATGCGTCTTACCGTTTTTGCCTGTTCCTTGTTGATGATGAGCTTTCCATTCTCATCCTTGTCATACCCCAAGAATTTGAATGTATTGATGTGCATCTCACCGTTCTTGAATTTCGTGCGGATGCCCCATTTGCAGTTCTCTGAAATGTTTCTCGATTCATCCTGTGCAAGAGAGCTTAAGATGGTAAACAAAAGCTCGCCCGTGGAATCCAGAGTGTTGATGTTTTCCTTCTCGAAAATAATGCCGATTCCAAGGTTCTTCAGTTTTCTCGAATACATCAGGCAGTCCTGCGTATTTCTGGCAAAACGGCTGATGGATTTTGTTATGACAAGGTCGATCTTTTCCTTTTCACAGTCCGCAATCATGCGTTTGAACTGCTCCCTCTTCTTCGTATTGGTTCCCGAAATACCCTCATCCGCATAGATACCGGCCATTTCATAATTTTCATGGTCATTGATATATTTGGTGTAATAATCGACCTGTGCTTCAAAGCTGTGGAGCTGGTCTTCCTGATCCGTGGAAACACGGCAGTAGGCTGCCACCCTTATCTTCTTTTCCTGTACCGCCCTGCGTCCTGTTTCACGCTGTCGGTTTCTTGCTGGTATAACTGTAACGCTTCTTGCCATTCTTATCATCCTTTCTCTGAATATAAATATCTTTTTTGATTTCTCCCCATCCCCTGATAACGGAATCAGGTATCCTTGTCCCCCTACAGAATGCCACTCCTTTTCGTTTGGCCCCATTGCATATCCATATGACCTTATGGCTTTTCGGATTTACATGGCGGACCAGTCTGCTTCCGCAGAGTCCGCAGAATATATTCTTTCTATACGGATATGCTTCTTCCGTATTTTTCGGTATTGCTTTCGGCACTTTCTTCTTATGCCTTCTTTTCCATGAACTCTCCTTCAGATAGGTGAATTCCTTTGTTCCCTTTACGGAAGGTTTCTCATCAATATACATATTCCCGTCAAAATGCCATGCTTTCCGAAGCACCCCGTCCGGAATGTTTATCCCTTCACAGAACGATTTCCCATACCGCTTTGTACCGCTGCACCCCCAGTTCAATCTATTGCCGTTACTGTAGATGCGTTTGTAAAGCGGATGTCCGCATTTTGCACAGAAGATCCTGTTCATGTATGGGTAGTTATCTTCCGTAAATTCTTCAATCACCGAACCTTCGGCAAGGTAATCCCGCTTTGCTTCAATGGCATCCTGTGCCTTCTGCCAGAGTTCAGGGGATACGATTGCTTCATGGTCATCCTCGATATACCAAGCATCTACCTCCCCCCTGTTTCTCACCAGTTTTCTTTCTTCATTCACAAAATGCTTATGCATGATGTAATCGCCTTTGTAGATCTCATTTTCAATGAGACGGAACACCGTGCTGTCAATCCACTCTGCACCGCCCACGGTCTTTACCCCGTTTTCATTCAGATAACGCTTTATGGCTGCCGGGGTATATCCGTCTGCTGCCATCTCATAGATCTTTCTTACCCATATCGCTTCCTCTTCGTCTGCAATATAGACTCCCCGCTCATCCTTCTTAAATCCGAAAGACCGCTCAAGATACTGCACTGGGATCCCTGCCTCGTACTTTCTCTGGTACACCATCTTTGCACCAACGCTTCCGCTCTCGCTTTCTGCCTGTGCAAATGCAGCAAGGATCGTAAGCATAAGCTCGCCTTCCCCTGACAGGGTGTTGATATTCTGGAGTTCAAAAAAAACACCAACATTCAGTTCTTTCAGCTTTCGTGTAGCTTCCAGAACGATTGAGGTGTTTCTTGCAAACCGTGATACGGATTTTGTTAATATAAGGTCTATTTTTCCCTTACGGGCATCGGCTAACATCTTCTGCAGACCGGGACGTTTTTCCTTGAATCCTGATATGGCAAAGTCACTGTAAACCCCGGCATACTCGTAATCAGGATTACTGGTAATGACTTCTTTATAATGCCTGATCTGGTTTTCCAGTGAATTTTCCTGTTCATCCGCATCCGTTGAGACACGGCAGTAAGCACATACCTTAAGTTTACGCTTCTGTATGCTGTTTCCTTCCCTTATCTGGATCTCCAAATTCTGCCACTCCTTTCTCTTTGCGTAGTCTATATATCACTCTGAAAGCCAATAATAGCAAGTACAATCTGCGATACCTTTCACCTTTCTTTCCTTGGCATAAACGGAAAAAAATATGGCTGACAGCCATTACTGACCATCAGCCTTATCCTTATTTCAGGAGTTCATTTACCCTTTTCTGTACTGCGGAATAATCATATCCGGCAGAGGTGATCCTTTTCTTTCTGTCAGTACCATTTCCCCACTTGCCCCGGATGACCTCCCTTGCGATCTCATCCACTGATTTTCTGGATGGGGAAAGTTTCTTATTCACAATGCCCTGGATTGCAGAATAGTCATACCCCGCCTGTGAGAGCAGTTTCTGCCTTTCAGCGCCATTGCCCCACTTTCCGGCAATCACCTCGGATGCGATCTCCTCATTGGACTTCTTCACCGGAGTGGTTGTACTGCTGCTGCCCTTAGCATAACCGTTTAGTCCGGCTGTCTTGATTTTCGTAGGAAAATCCACATAACAGTAATCCTGATCACAGGACTGCCCGTTGATCTTGTTGTTCCGGATAAGGTTTGTCTCCCCGCCGAACTGCCAGATCTGTGTCTCTGCACCGCTTGCCGGAGCCGGCTTGCTCTTACCCCATCTTGCAACCCAGTGGCTGTAGCGGGTAAGCTCCCCGTCATTCATCTCGCTGTTGAAGAATGACTCGGACGAATAGATTCCGACCCAGTATCCGGCAGCTTCTACTGCAGAACAGAATGCCTTTACGATCTGTGTCAGTGTATTCCTGTCATTCTTTGTGATCATTCTGCCTTCCACATCATAAAAGACCGGGTACTCGTATCTCTTTCCCTTAAGCAGGGAAAGGAAGTATTCTGCCTCTTTTTTTGCATCTGCCACGCTTCTGGCATTTCCATAAAAATATGCTCCCTTTGGAAGCCCGCATTCCTCACATTTCTTATAGTTCGCTTCAAACTGGCTGTCCTTATAAAGTCCGGCATCAGCACCTCCGGCTTTGATGATTGCGAACTCCACGCATTCCTTACTCTTAGCCCTTGCAAAGTCAAAACTGCCCTGCCAGTGGCTTACATCGATTCCAAATTTCTGACTCATAATATGATCCTCCAATTCTCTGTAATAAAAGAGGGAAGGTGCTACCCTTCCCCGTTGTCTTTGTCTTCTTCTGACCTGTCATGAAGCTGTTCCAGCACGGCTTTGATCTTTGCCGGAACAGGCAGTCCCAGATGGGACGCATTCTCCAGAAGGGAGATTCCTTCATTTGAGATGTAGAAGAAAATGGCTGCCGTCCTTAAAACACTCCCCGTCCCAATGACATATACATCAAGAATGTTTGCGATGCCGACCATAAGGAAAATCAGCACCTTACGGCAGATTCCCTTAAAACCTACTGCACTGGACAGCTTCTGGTCACTGATCGCACACATGACTCCCGTGATGTAGTCGATGACCACAAATGCAAGCAGTGCAAAGAGCAGACCGTCACAACCTCCCAAAAAGTAACCAAGCCATCCACCTACAGCCGTAAATACAAACTGTACTACGTTCCAGAATTCCTTCATCGTCTTGTCCTCCTTATAAATTTTTGTATGAAAAAAGCAGCTACCCATTATGGATAACTGCCTGATTCCGAAATTACTTATTCTATTTTCTTTCATCGTGGATATTATTTATCTTAGCCATATAATAGACCTGTCTGAGTGTCCTTGGAAAAAGGACATCGGGATTATTGATGACCAGATACAGCCATGATGAGGATACCACACTCTCCCATACATGAAACTCCCACGGTAACATTCCGTAGGTGGCTGTCGTATATATCACGCCGCCCGTACTCCCGTCACAGTTCTGCAGTCTGATACACTCATCCACATATTTCTTTGCCTCATCCATGTTTCCCAGCACATAGGCAAGTGTGGAGTATCCAAGCGTTCCTTCCGTCCACACGATATCCGGCGCACCTTTATAGTCAGCCGTCTTATCACTGTACGGCTTGAATCCAGAAAATGTTTCATCGTCTGAATATGCCGTATTATAATAATCTTTCTCCCTACTCTGTATAATCTTCTTATTCTTCGTAAGATACACACTCTTTGCAGTTTCAAAACACGCTTCTGCCGTTGACGAATGCACTACGGAGAAGATAAGTGTCCCAGCCCATGTGGTGCAGTCAAGCGCCCATGCCTTATCTGGCACTCCCCCGTTTATGCCCTGAAAGAACCGTCCATTCTCTCTGTCGTAGCATTTTAGGAAAAGACTGTCCCGGACAAGTTCTGCTGCTTCCTTGTATTTTTTATTTTTCAGCACAAGGGAACATCCCTCAAGTGCCTGTAATGCTGAACACTGGTGTTCCACGGAACACCATTCTATCTCCTCACCGGAATAAGAATAATCCTCCATGTTGTAACTGCCGTAACCTCCTGTCATCAGTCCATATCGTGGGTCGGATGAATCCGTGACCTGTTTTGACACAAGCCAGTCCCCGGCTTTTTTTATCATCTTCGCAAAATCCCTGTCCCCGCTTTCCATCGTGTAATAACAGGCTCCCCACACCAGCCATCCCATTGCCCCGGTTCTTACATATCCGTCAAACAACTGTCCGATATAAATATCGTAGGAAAAATTGAAACTCCCGTCATCGTTCTGTTCATACTTCATTCGGTTCAGCATTTCTTTGCAGATACCATAATCACCGCTTGTGGTAAATACCAATAATGCAAGACCGACATCGTATGCCCATGTTCTGGAATTCAGCATATAACCATATGCACCGAGGGCATTGGATCCGTCCTTATTATACTGAGGGTCATCTGTCGGAATAAGGAACGATGCCGGAAGTCTGCCTTTTTGCAGGTTCATAACAGCACCCGCTATGCCGACTGCATCGAATGCAACCGCACCATCCCTCCATACCTGCTGCATGACCTTCCCTATCTTATGCCCCGTTGCAGCTTTATTGGTGTACCACATATATTTTCCACCGCCACAGTTCCATATCTTACAGATATCATTGATGTATTCCGCATCCGAATAACTGTAAAGCCTTACGGTGAAGTACTCAAAATAACTGTATCCATACCCGCCATCTTCGGCTTTTATCTCTGTGTCTGCATCATACACATACCTTTCAACCGTTACTTCATCGGAGGATGAAATCTGTTCCCATTTTCCTTTTATGCCTTTGGCAAGGCGGAACTCTTTAATCCCCTCACCTACCGTTATATCAAGCGGATAAGTCACTACCTTACTTCCTTCGTCAGATTTGTAAGTTTCCCTGTATGTCATTGCAGACTCCCATGTCCCATCTGCTTTGATAGGACAGGTGATCACCTTGTAATCGGCATCATGGACAACATAAACATTCACCGCATAATCACTGTAATCTGAAAGGTTCCTTGCAGTCCCAGCAACCTTTCCCTTATAGTTAAAATCATAATAAGTGGATGGGGCGATGTATTTTGCCCTTACCTGATCTTCCTCAACGGATATCCCTGTTACATATCCCCAGACGATATCCCCGGAATAACTGTCATCATATTCCTTGTCAAATGTTATCTGACACTTGAAATTGTTTACATCAAGCTGTCTCTTTATAAATGCAAGTGCATCCGATGAAGCCTTTTTATATTTATCCCCGCTGAACACAGCCATCCGAAAGCACCTCCTTAATCCGTATCTTCCTCATCTTCCGTTTCATCCGGCACGGTACAGTAAAATGCAATGACCGTTCTCGTTGAGGAAGAAACCCCGGATATGGATGCACCGACATAAGAAGCAAATGCACTGCCGGATTTCTTATTCAGCGTTACTGTCGGTGTCTTCCCGTCATTTGTCTGGTACTGAAAATAAGGTCTGTCATTATATGCCCTTGTAAAATAAAAAGAGCCGTTTCCTATGATCTCCCCAAACTCCACCGTGTACTTTGCCGTGGTATTTCTGATATCCTCCACGCTTGTTACAACAGAATAAAGTGAATCATTGATGGTCGGTATATAAGCACCAATCGTAATGCTTACCTCATTATAATTGAACGGATTCCACTCCATACCGACCACACGTTTCTGCCTGTATATGGATAATGGCTTAAAATCAAGAAACAGTTCATCCCCAAGGTCAACATTTCCTTTTCTGTACAGGTCAACGGAATAACTGTACCTCTGTTCCGTTGCATTATAGGAATAACTGATATCCTTGACATTTTCCATTTTCATGATATCCACTGTCTGGCTGTTTCCCCTGTGCTTACGGATGCCGATAGCGTATCCGTAATATTCGATTTCCCCTTTTACAAGGGCAAGCAGCTGCATCACACAGGCACGTCTTGTTGCTTCTGTATTTACCCTGAGTGTTACCTTCTTTTCTATGTCCACCGTACCGACACTAAATGGTGTTCCTTCAAGCAGCGCCCACAGTATCTGTCTTGGAGTTCCTGTCATGTCAAAGGCAGTCACCTTATATTCATCATCATTCAGGATATAGGAAATGTGTTCACAGTCCATCTCGGTATAACACACACCGCTGGATATGCTTTTTTTCACATTCGTAATGTTAAACACCAGTCCGTCCAGTTCTGCAATGCATTTCACATCTACAAAAGAATCTATCTTTCTTGTCAGCATCTTAAAAGACATCGTGCATTCCCCATCCAGTTTTGCCGTAATGCTGCAGGCATTGACGGCAGAGTAAGAACGGATAAACTCTCCCGAAATATTCCCTTTTGTCTTTTTATAAAAATTCAATACCGGGTGCGGAGGTATCTCCCTGTATCTCGGACGGATGGTCTTATCTTCATGAATATCCGTAAAAGACGTATTCCACCCTATAAAAAACAATCCCCTGATCTTTTCCGGGGACGGAGGAACTGCATCTTCCCCTTCCTTTACTTTCTGGGTAGAAAGATAATCGTCCCCTGCATAGTTTAGGAAATTAACAGTGTAATATATGCTGTCACTCTTATAGGTCGGACGTACCGTCATATCTTCCATCACCTTTGTGATATCCACATTCCATCCGTTAAACACCATGCCCTCTATTACTTCCGGCTGTGGTGCAAGATCTGTGGCATCACCGCCTGCTTCCACATCACAGGTGCCGAGCAGGTCAGTCCCTGCATAATTTAAAAATCTTACGGTGTAATAAACCACCCCGTCTACAGTTTTTGACACTGTCTGCACCTCCTAACTTATTCCAAGATTTCTCATGGATGCCTGACCATTGGAATACTGTATCTGTGACACAAGTGTCGTGATCACCCTTCCATCCAGCATGATCGGCTGGTTAAGTTTTACCGTACCGTTCTCCCCGGAAGAAGCGTTTCCTCCGACAGTGGCATTCAGGCTTGCATCCATATCCGGCACCATGTTTTCAAGATTCATGGTATCCGTCAGTTTCTCGATTTCCTTTGCTACAAGTCCACGGCTCTTTTCTATGCCTTCAGCAAGTCCGCCCATGAAATCCGGCATCCATGACTCATAATCCGTAAGGGGTCCTTCATCCGGCACGGAGAAATGCAGATAAGACTTTATCGTCTCTGCCACATTGGATACTGCATCCTTAACCTTGCCGATACACTTTTTGATGCCGTTTACGATTCCGTCAATAATATCCGTTCCCCATTTAACCGCAGACTGTGCAAGTCCCGTGATAAAAGAAACTGCTGTGCCAAATCCTGTTTTTATCGTTGTAACAATATTTCCTATGGTTGTCTTTATGCCGGTCCACATCGCGGTAAAGGCACCGGAAACCGCCGTCTTTATTCCATTTACCACCGTGGTCACGATTGTCTTTATCGTATTCCATGCTGTCGTAATAAAAGTCTGGATTGCTGTCACAACCGTGGTTATCACGGTCTTGATTGCATTCCACACGGTTGTCACCACAAGTTTTATTGCATTAAATACTGTCGTGATCACTGTTTTGTAGATGGTAAAATAAGCCACAATCACTGTCTTTATCACTTCAAGCACCGTGGTGAACACAAGTTTTATGCCATCCCATATGGTTGTAAAAAATGACTTGATTGCCCCAAACACGGTTGTTGCCGTAGTCTTTATTGCTTCCCATGCTGTCGAGAGGAATGATTTTATTGCCTCCCATACCGTAACCGCAACCTGTTTCACATTCTTCCAAAGGTCAATCCAGAACTGACGGAACCCGTCACAGTTATTCCAGAGATAAATAAAAGCAGCCACAAGTGCTGCTATGGCTGCAATAATAAGAACGATAGGATTTGCAAGCATTGTCGTATTCAGTGCTGCAAATGCCCCCTTAACTGTATTAATTACTCCGGCAATCTTTGGAACAATCGTCATAATCGTTCCTACAGCGGAGATGACTTTTCCGACAATGATAAGAACCGGGGCAAGTGCAGCCACGATAAGTGCAATTGTGACAATCGTTTTCTTTGTCCCTTCATCCAGTCCGTTTAATACATCGACAAATGACTGTACCCATCCGACAATCTGTTTAATGGCAGGCATCAACAGTTCTCCGAATGAAATGGCAAGTCCCTCTAATGCAGACTTCAGTATGGTGATCTGTCCCTGCAGGTTATCAAGCTGTGTATCTGCCATCTGTCCGGCAGCACCCCCGCTGTCTGCAATAGACTGCTGAAGGCCATCCCATGTACTTCCCGTATTGGCAAGCAGTGCGTTCACGGATGACAGGTCGGTTTTATTAAATATCCTGCCGATGATATTTGATTTCTCGGCAGCGGTCATTCCATCCATTCCTGAATTCAGGTCACCCAGAATATCATTCATGCTCCTCATGTTTCCTTCGGAATCATAAACCTGCAGTCCCAGTTCTTCCATCGCAATGGCAGCCTTATCCGTAGGATTCTGCAAAGACAGGATGATGTTTCTTAGGTGCGTACCACCCTCTGCACCCTTGATACCATTATTGGCAAGGATGCCGAGTGCCGTATTAAGCTCTGCCGTACCACCCTTGATGGATTTGGCTGTTGCACCGATGGTAAGGATACCTTCCCCTAACTGTGCCACGGATGTATTCGTAGTAGATGCCGTCTTTGCCATCTGGTCTACCATCGTTCCTGCTTCATCAACTCCCATACCAAGGGCTGACATCGCATCCGTTACCATATCAGAAGCATCGGCAAGGGCAATATCTCCGGCAGCCGCCAGATTAAGTACAGTCGGTAAAGTATCGCACATCTGCTGTGTATCATAGCCAGCTAAAGCCAGGTAATTAAGAGCCTCAGCACATTCGCTTGCAGAAAATGCCGTCTCTGCCCCCATCTTCTTTGCCAGTTTGGAAAGGGTGTCCATCGTATTAACAGACTGCCCGTCAACCGTCGACATGGAATCTTTGGTAATTCCCATCGTAGCCTGTACCTGTGACATGGAAGATTCAAAGTTTGCTGCCGTTGTAACAGCCGCCGTACCAAGTCCCGCTACTGCCCCTGTCACGGGAAGAAGTTTTTGTCCGGCAGACGATATGTTGTTACCGACCGTCTTTAACTTTTCCCCGGACGCAGCTATCTTCTGAACTGCCATTGCCGACTGATTCGCCTGTGTTTCCAGATTTTTTAAGTCCTGCTCCGTTTCTACGATTTCCCTCTGCAATGCATCGTACTGCTCTTTGGAGATTTCACCATTGGCAAGCGCCGTGTTTGCCTGTTCCGCTGCAGTCTTTAAGGTTGCCAGTTTTTCTTTTGTCTCGCCAACAGCCTCTGAAAGCAGCTTATGTTTCTGTGCTATCAGTTCTGTGTTGCCCGGATCCAGTTTCAGCAGTTTGTTTACATCCTTAAGCTGTGACTGGGTGGATTTTATCTGTCCGTTCACACCCTTAAGTGCATTCTGCAGTTTGGTTGTATCACCACCGATTTCTACGATAATTCCCTGAATACGGCTTGCCATGAATTCTCACCTCCTCCTAAAAATAGGCATAATAAAAGCACCGACATTTCTGCCGATGCATATCTTCCTGTTTCTTCAATAATGTATCTATTCCATATTATCTAATTTTTCTATGCAGTCCTCTATATTCTGTGCCATCATCAGAAAAGCAAATTCCTGATACCTGATCATCTCATGCTCGTCTGCCAGCCCAACAAGAACCGCCTCTATGCCTTTCAACACCTCTATGATATCTTCCAGTTCTCTTTTCACCTATCTCGCCTCCTACACAACCATTATAAGATAACTTACTATAGATGAATAACTGCGTTCTGCAAATAACTGTGGCATTTTGCAAAGTAAAAAAAGTTCGTCGGATATTAAAAATTATCGAAATCTTCCTGTGTTGCAACTTCTGGATACTTGTAATCATCATTACTGCTCTCGGCATACATATCGTTAACCATACCTATTGTCAGAAGATCAAGGTCTCGGATAGACAACCCTATCTGCACACATCTTAGAAGAAATAAGGGTGTTGTCATCTGGCGCTCTGTCGGGCGAAGTTTTTTTTAGCCTCGACATCTGTTTTTACATTCAACCCCCATAACTCAATAAGCTGTGGAAGAATCTGATAAATAGAAAATGTATTAAACTCATCAAGCCATTCTTCTGGTGTATCGGGAATGCCCGGGTCTGCGTGTTTTGCCATAACATATGCAATATTCTCAAACATTTCAAGTGAAAACAGATCCAGACTTGAACTTTCTTCTTTATCTTTCCCTACAGCCTTCTCCAAGGCACTCAGGTCTTTATAAATATCCCTTCCAAACTTAATACGATAAATTCGTGGGATTGCAGCAGATGCCTTAAATGGCACCTGCTTTCCATCAATTTCAAGATTTTTTATAAGGCTCATGATACGACCTCCTTAGAACTGCTCTTTGCTGATGATACCTTTGTACTATCGGACTGGCCTGATGCATCGGATACTGCTTTCGGAAGATATACTGTTTTATACCAGCCATCATAGGCAGCCGCCGATGTACTGTCAGATGTACGTGCTTTTACATAGCCCCCATCAAGAGGTGATGCCGTAATCGACAGGGTTTCTGTCTTGACCTCAATCTCATCTTCCTTTGTTGCTGATTCAATGGTAGGTCTTGCTGCCGTGCAATTATAAAGCACATGACGGATTTTATTGATGTCACCATCAAATTCAAACAACAGTGCAAATTTACCTGTTTCCACGGTCGCATCTTCAACAAGCACATTATTGGCATCGAGGGATTCCTTCAGTACATCGGTACGGAACGACTCCGGCACCAGAGCAAGTTCAAGGTCACCTTCATAACCCTGATTGTTATTGATCGTATAATATGCATATCCGTCTGCATAGAATACACTTGGCTCTCCGTTTGGATCAAGCGAAATGGATACCGCACCGGGCATCGGCACGGGTGTACCATATGTCACCTCTCCATCATCACTTTTGGTAAGCAGTGCATAATGCACATTTCGGATATTAAACTTGACTTTATTTTTTTTATTAGCCATTTTTCTATACCTCCATCTCATAAAGCACTTCATACAGACTTTCTGACTCAATCCATACTTCGCTTTTCTCATAAAAAATTCCATGCCCGTCAAACATGGCTTCTATTTTCTGTTCAAGTTCTATATTTTTTACATCCGTATATAACTCCACATTCAGGCAGTTTATTTTGTGATATACCTTTCCGTCAGCAGAAAAATTATTGCTCTTCGGATATAAAAATACCAAGAAAGGCGGATCGGGTGACTCGCCCTCTGCAAAATGATGATAGGCATACGGAAGACCGATTTTTTCCATCACTGCCATCACTTCTTCATGTGTCATCACCGTAACCCCCTCTCTATCTTCTGCAGAAGTTCCTTATTGCCTTTTTCTTCTGCCGGAGCGATATGCTCCCTTCCGGCTACCCTGCCGCCTCCACGTTTTGCATGGCCGTGTTCCAGAAGGTGTGCAATCTGGTATCTGTCCTTGGAATGGACCGTCATGGTAAGTGAGTTGCTGCTCTCCTCTGTCTTTTTGACCGTCCAGCTTTTCTTATACCTTCCTGTCTGCTTCGGGGCATTTGCCTGTATCTCTTTCTTTACGGTCTTGGATGCATCTTTTACCGCATCCTTAACGGTATCCGTTGCAAGATTGGCATACTCTTTCAGACCATCCATGATTGCATCTGCCAGTCCGTCAACCGTTGTCCTTCTCTCTGCCATCCGCTCACCTCTTTGTCAGGGCAGCCCTTATTTTGACTGTCTTATTTTTATACTGCACGTTATCAATAAAGGAAATATTGTAAAGATTCCCACGGAAAACAATACGAAAATGCTCCGTATCAAGACCTGACACCTCACTGCAGTAGCGGATGACAAAATCAATCTCCGTTTCCGCATTTACCTGTTTTGCTTCCCAGTATTCTTTTCCTGACAGGCTGTTCACATAGGAAAAACATTGATAATGATTCTCCCACACAACCGTATGGTTTCCGGCTTTGTCCGTCTTCGCTCTGCTTTTCTGTATCATGATCCGTTCACGCATGAGTTCTATCATCAGAATACCTCCCTCCTGATTCCAAAAAACAGATACTTCAATGTTTCCGTCATGGTCTTATGATCCGCTTCTTCCCGATGCTCATACAGGTAGGCAATAACATACAGTTCTGCAGTACGGACAACAGATCCATACTCTTTGAGTTCTTCCGGGGTTTGTCTTGTTACGTCTAAGATCAGGCGGTCGGATGTTTCCATCAGACGGAGGATGAGTTCATCCTCGTCTGACGAATCGACCCTGAGATACCCTTTGGCTTCCTCAAGCGTTACGAACATCCTGCCACCCCTACTTTCCGGCAGCCTTGATATCAAGTGTCTTGACTGCCTCGGAAAGGATCAGCTTGCCGTCCACACGCTCGGAAGCAAGGAATCCGACCTGTCCGGTTGTAGCATAAAGCTCATTCAGTCTCTTGAAACTTCTGCCCTGGCGGTCTGCAATCCAGTAGTAACTGTAATCACCAAATGCCATGACACGGTTTCCGGCTGCAAGTTCCGGCACATAGATGGATGTGCGGTAAGGACGGTTTAAGATCTTATCCGGTTCTCCTTCCCTTACGGACGGCTGCCAGATATAATTTCCGTTTCCGTCCTTCAGCTTTCTGATTGCCTTTACGGTCGAATCATTCAAAAGCCATACCGCCTTGTTACGGTAAGGGGCACGGAGGGAATAGTAAAGATCCATGACATCATCAAACGTAATGGATGTTCCGGTGGATGTCACGCCTGTCTCAGCACCGCCTGTGGCATTGAAGATTCCGGTAGGCTTGCCCTTGCCGTCACCGATAAAGAATGCCTCCTCTTCCTTCGTACCGATCCTTCTTCCGAACTCCCTTGAGATGTACTGCTCGATATTGAACACGCTGTCATTTAAGAGTTCATCAGATACCTTGATCATGGTTGCCAGCTTAAAGGCACTGATGGTTGTCTGTCCAAAGCTGTCATCAGATTCCGGGAACTGACCGCCCTCATCGATCCATGCCGCCTCACCCTTGGATGTGACGATTGGGATCTTACGGTCACCGCTCGATGTCTTGATGACGGTTGCAAGGTTACGGAAGAATACTTCCTCTTCCAGTGCTTCCACCAGTTTCTTCTCGTACTCATCCGGTACAAGATAACCGCCCTCGGAATCCGTGCCGATGGTAAGGGCATTCTGTACTTCATAGGACAGCACCTTGTTTCTCATGCCGTTCCAGAACGCTTTCCTGTACTCATCGGTTGCCCTTCCAGTCTTTGTGTCACCGCCAGTCTTGGCATCCGGCTTGTTGGTGATCGGTGTGCTTGTTGCCTTGGAAAGTTCTGCATCGATGGCAGCCTGTCTTTCCAGTCTCTCGATCTCCTTTCCGAGATTTACGACATCGTTTTCCATCTTGTCGTAGGTTGCTGCATCCTCAGCAGACACAAAGCCTTCCTGTGTTCTCTTGGCATCGAGGAATGCCTTTGCTGCTTCCCATGCCTTTGCTCTTTTTTCTCTTAATTCTAAAATCTTACTCATCTTGAAATCCTCCTTAATGTGTTAAAAGACTCAGTCTTTTTTCTAACTGGTTGACTGGTATCATGGCATCCACACGGGATACCCTGGAAAGGAACGATTCATTCATCGCCTTGGTGGAATACATCATGGAATCCTGTTGGAACGGGAACTTCTTTTTCTTGCCCTTATCCCCGTCTTCCTTTTCTTTTCCTTCCTCTCCATCCCCGCCTTCCTCCGGTTCTTTTTCCAGCTTTTCAGGCTTTTTCTTCTCTTCATCCGTCTCACTGGAAGAAAAGAGTATCTTATCCGCAAATCCAAGCTCCACTGCCTTCTTCGCATTGAACCAGGTCTCATCATCCATCATGTGTGAGAGCCTTGCACGGGTAAGCCCCGTCTTGAATTCATAGGCATTTAAGATTGATTCCTTGACCTCATTCAACATGGCGATTGCTTTCTGCATATCCCTTGTCTCGCCCATTGCCATGGTCGCAGGATTGTGGATCATCATCATTGCAACAGGGGATACACAGACCGTGTCTCCTGCCATTGCAATCACGGATGCTGCCGAAGCTGCAATGCCGTCAATCTTGACAGTCACGCTTCCCTTATAGTCACGGAGCATGTTATAGATCTGTGCTGCCGCGAACACATCACCGCCCGGAGAATTGATCCACACCGTGATATTTCCATTTCCGGCATTCAGTTCATCCTTGAAAAGCTGCGGGGTAACTTCATCCCCGTACCATGTTTCATCCGAGATCATGCCATTTAAAAAGAGCGTCCTTTCCATGTCAGGCACGCTCTCATCTTCATTCCTTATCCAGTTCCAAAACTTCCGCTTCATCGTTTACCTCTCTTTCCGCTGTTTTCCTGTGCCGGAGTATTCTGCTGCTCTGTATCCATCTTGGCAAAAGCTCCTGCGTCTGCAAGTTTGGTCATTGCACCGTTTATCAGATACAGGTTCCCCCCTTCCTCATCAGGGATCGGGTTCATGTTCTCCATCTCACGGATATCATTTGCAGAAAACCACCCGTTCTGCCTTCCGACCGCATAGCCGTTCATTCTTGACTGGTAGTCCCCACGAAGCAGACCGTCCACGTTCAGCTTGATAAAATACTTTCCTTTTTCTCCCGGCAGAAGGAGCGATCTCTGTAAGGACTGCTCCCACCTGATCACCCACGGGTCAAGCGTGTATTTTACGAACTCCAGGGACTGCTGCTCTATATTTGAAAAACTCGACTTATCAAGATCACCAACCATGTGGGGCGGTATCCTGTAAAGCCTTGCAATCTCATTAATCTGGAATTTCCTTGTCTCAAGGAACTGTGCCTCTTCCGGTGGGATTCCTATTTGCTGATACTTCATGCCTTCTTCAAGCACTGCAATCTTGTGTGCGTTGTTCACGCCACGGTACACGGAGTTCCAAGACTCACGCACTTTTGACGGGTCTTTCAGGACTCCCGGATGCTCCAGGACACCGCCCGGATTCGCCCCGTTTGCAAAAAAACTCGCCCCGTATTCCTCACAGGCAAGCGTCATGCCGACAGCGTTCTTTGCCATCGCAATTGTGGAATATCCGATCAGTCCGTCAAATCCAAGTCCGGGGATATGAAGCACATCCTCGGCTTTCAGTTTGATATTTCCATATTCCTTGAACGTAGGGTTCTCATCACTGTTTCTGGAATACACATAATAGATGTTTCCTTTGTCATCCCTCTGCACCTCCATCTTGTCCGGAAGGAGCGGATACAGTCCAAGCACCCTTCCAGCCCCGTCCCTTATGATCTGGGCATAAGCATTTCCCCATATTAAAAGATGACTCATCAGTGTTTCCCTGAACACAAATGAAGTCATCTCTGGGTTCGGCTCATCATGGAGCAGATAATATAGCGGATGGTCGTGCACCAGTTTCTTGCCACCGTCATCCTGATACTCATATACATGAAGAGGTAAAGACGCGACTGCTTCTGCCAGTATCCTCACACAGGCATATACTGCCGTGGTCTGCATTGCAGTTCTTTCATTGACGGGCTTTCCACTCGTTGTCCTTCCAAACAGAAACGAATATCCTGCATCTGCCGCCTTGTCCACAGGCTTATCCCTCGCCTGTCCGAATCCAAATAAACTCTTAATTCCCATACGATACCTCCGCTGTTAAAATACTATAATTCCTCTGTCATCATATACACTTCCGTCACTGCCCTCATTTCTGATTGCGCGATCAAGCGCCATGACGGTTGCAACGGCCCCGTCAATCTTCTCCGTGGATTTTTCTTTATCCATTTTGATGTTTCCTGCCGGATCCTGACGCACAAACACATTATCCATCATCCACCGCAGCACCTTATGACCGCCGTGTGCGATCCGCTCTTCCAATGTCAGCTTCATCAGTTCCTTTGTCGGGGGACTCATATCCTTATAGCCCTGTCCGAACGGAACAACGGTAAATCCCATGCCCTCAAGGTTCTGCACCATCTGCACAGCTCCCCATCGGTCAAATGCGATCTCCTTAATATGGAACTTCGTGCCAAGCTCATTAATGAACTGCTCGATAAATCCATAATGGATGACATTCCCTTCCGTGGTCTTTAAGCACCCTTCGGCTGCCCAGACATCATAAGGGACATGATCCCTTCGGACACGCAGCCTCATGTTATCCTCCGGTATCCAGAAATACGGAAGGATAACATATTTCTCTGTATCACTCCTTGGAGGGAACACAAGCACGAATGCCGTGATATCCGTGGAACTGGAAAGGTCGAGTCCGCCATAGCATTCCCTTCCGAGAAGCTCCTCCTCGTTCACGGCAAAGGAACAGGCATCCCACTTATCCATCTGCATCCACCTGGTGCTCTGTTTTACCCACTGGTTCAGACGGAGCTGCCGGAACACGTTCTCCTCTGCTGCATTCTCTTTTGCACTGATATATGCATTCTGCACTTTCTCAATGTCTATCGTGTATCCGAGTGACGGATTTGCCTTATACCACACATCCTCACTCGACCAGTCATCCTCATCGGATGCCCCGTAGATCACAGGATAAAATGTCGAGTCTATCTTTCTTCCCTCTATGATGTCCAGAGCCTTCTGGTGCTGTTCAAAACACACGGAATTCCGGTCTGTCCCGGCTGTCGTGATCAGGAAGAACAACGGCTGTGTCCTGGCATCACCAGAACCCTTGGTCATGACATCAAACAGTTCCCTGTTCGGCTGTGCGTGCAGCTCATCAAAGATGACCGCATGGACGTTCAGTCCATGCTTTGTGTATGCCTCTGCCGACAGCACCTGGTAGAAGCTGTTGGTTGGTTTATATACAAGCCTTTTTACGGACATGACGGGCTTGATCCTTTTCTTCAGTGCCGGACACTGATCCACCATATCCACCGCAACATCAAATACGATGGAAGCCTGCTGCCTGTCGGAAGCACAGCCGTAAACCTCTGCTCCCCATTCACCGTCACCGCATGTCATATACAGTGCAATGGCAGCCGCCAGCTCCGATTTTCCGTTTTTCTTTGGTATCTCACAGTAACAGGTATTGTACTGCCTGTATCCGTTTTCCTTTACCGTCCCATAAAGGGTACGGATGATCTCGTCCTGCCACGGGAGAAGTTCAAACGGAACTCCCCGCCACCTTCCTTTGGTGTGTTTCAGACAGTTTATGAAATTGACCGCATGGTCTGCTTTTGCCTTGTCAAACATTATCCTGCACCGCCTTTCACAAGCAGAAGCTCCATTTCATCGTTCTGCTTATCCTCACCGCTGTCCGTGGAGATACGGCTTCTTGCGGACGGGGTCAGTCCGAACTGCTCACAGAACTTATTCATGATCTTCAGATAGGTCTGGGCAATGGACACCTGCGGTACCTGCTGCCAGTATCCGCTCGGGGTCTTTACGATGGTCCCGTGCTGTGTAATGAACTCCTCTGCCTCTTTCCATCTCGCATATGCCTGACAGTATCCTGCGAATGCTGCCATGTCGATCTCGGTAAGGATCCCCAGATGCTCCAGCTGTTTTGCCATCCGCTTCCATTCCTTCTTTGCCTCATCCTCAAGCCATGCCGGACAGCGCGGGGCCTTTTTCTCAGGCTTTGGTTCGCCCGTGTTGAGGCTTCTCTTGCCCGGATTGCCCTCAAGCACCTTTACTGCCGTAGGCTTTGGTTTTCTTCCTCTCTGCGCCACTGTCCTCACCTCCCCGTAAGTGGCATAATAAAAAGACCTCCGAAGAGGCCTTCCGATTTGTGTGTTTATTCTTAAAGTGTCATTCTGATTGCCGGAATTCTTGCTTTCTTTCCTGTTTTCCAATCCGAGTATGTTGCATTCACCTCGGTAAGCCCTGCCATCCTGATGCCTTCCTTTTCAAATGCTGCAAGGGTTTCGATCAGGCTTGAAAATGTACTGCTTATCGTAAATTCGCTGATGCCGTTTTCCTTTAAAGCCTTTACAATTTCCGGAATGTCGTAATCCCAGATGACTCCGTTGAAATCAATATTATCGTTTCCTGTTTCCTGGCAGTCTCTGTATGCTGCAAATAATGTACTGTTGATTCCGTAATCCTTAAGGCTTTCTCCCTCGTTCATGGCTTTTTCAAAAATCTCAATTTTCTTCATGGTCTTGTACCTCCGTTTTTTCTTTGTTTTCCCTTTCGGTAGGTACATATTCGCTCTAAACGCTGATTATATCCAGTCATTTCAGTGCCATACTGTACACAAAGATACTGTCGGTACATTGTGTAAATGTACACAGGCAGGGAACGGATTCCCTGCCCTTTCTGCTATTTTACTTTTGTAAATGCCCACGCCATTGCATGTCCTGCATCCTCAAACCCTTCTTTTCTTCCAATCCTTGAAATCCTGCATTCACATCTTCCAAGACCTGTCTCTTCCGGTGTTTCAACCAGTTCATAAACTTCTGCAATGCTACCCTTAAAGCAGTGTTCCCAGACTGCAACCGTGTAGTCACCGTAGTCAAGGACTGCTGAATTCATACATCCGTAAAGCTCCATTCCTAATTTTTCTGCTGTTGTGATCTTTGTTTCCATCGTATATTCCTCCGTTTTCTCTGTTTTCCCTTTCGGTAGGTACATATTCGCTCTGAACCGTACATATATCCAGTCATTTAAGCATCATAATGTACACAAAGATCTGCGGAAGAAATTGTGGATTTTACCGCTGCGACCTGTGGATGGCTTCAAGGATCTGTTCCTGTTCTTCTGCCCCGACACCAATGCTCTCAAGCGCCTCACGTGTCCCACAGTCCGGACAGATAAGCGTTCTGCCATCTGCCCTTGAAAGGGCGGGTGTCCTTCCGTAGGAAGCCCCGCAGCGGGGGCATATCCGTATGTGCAGTGTTTCACTCTTCATGTCCTGCCACCTCCACTGCTTTTATCTGTGCCTCGGAAAGGTAATGCTCGTCAAACCCAAAGCTGATGTACCCCTGAAGGCATGTGCTGACATACGAAAGGGAAGGTACTCCGATCTTCCGTTCTTCATGCATGATGTACACAAAGCACTTCCTTCTGCGTATCTTCCCCGTGCGGATGCCCCTGATATCGAGTTCCATTTCTTTTTTGTAATAAAACACCGGATATCCTTCGTAGCGGTCAAGCGCCGCCTCATCCGACTCCGTGACTTCCCATACCGCCACAGGAACCTCGCTGCCTTCCTTCGGCTCAATGGTAAGATAGGCTCCCGTACAGCTTCCTTTAAAGAGAAGCTCATAATCGTGTATGACTGCAGTACCGATCACCCTTGCGTGAGGGCATCGTATCCGCATCTGTCTGATGTTCAGGTTGCTGCCGTAAGCAATGTAATATCTTTTCATAATGTTTCCATCCTTTCTGAAGGGAACACCCTTCTACCACCTTAAGACCGCTCATGACGGTCAGTGCTCCAAGGTGGCAGGAGGCTGTTCTCTTCAAGGAGGCTGTTCTCTTCAAGCAGCCCTTCCGCTTCTGAAAGCAGTGTCTCCTGTAAGTCTCTTTGTAAGGATTTCCCTTGCGGTCTTAAATTCATCCCCGATGAATCCGAGTCTTAAAAGCCATGTCCTCATTGCGTATTTCGGATTTTCCGTCTGCTGCGGTTTCGGACTTGCCGTCCTTACTTCCTTTGCCATCTGACTTAAGGCAAGGCAGAGCTGGATGTAGCTCTTCAGCTGTCCCGCATGCAGTCCGTTCAGCTTTCCGTCAGCCGGGGCATCAAATTGGAAAAGTCTGAACTCGACCGTTCCCTTTGTAAAAGTTGCATGGTAGTTTAACATATGGTACCGGCTTTCATTGTAATGGTGGTCTCTTCCATAGCTTGCCCCGTTTGCCTTGTACCATATGTCTGCAAGAGCTGCCATCGTTTTTGGTTTCTTCTTGTTGAGTTCCTTAAGGAATCTTGGGTCTACCGTTTTGCAGTAGCGGTTCATCCGCCAGCTGTCAAGGTTTAAGGCATCCGCTAAAAGGTTCTCATGCCCCGCCATGATATTTGCAAGATTTCGTAAAGTCTGTGGTGTGTGTCCCTTTGCTCCGATATGGATATGGACTCCGCATCCCCTTGTTGCATCACTCTTGGCTCCCGCATGTCTGAGCTTTCTTATAAGTTCCTGAAGAAGTTCGATGTCTTCGTAGTGAAGGATCGGTGTGACCAGCTCGCATTTTTTATCATCCGGTCCCTCAATGCTGACGTCTTTCTGGAATTTCCATTCCCTTCCGCTTGCATCCCATGCGGACCATGTATAATATCCGTTTCTGGAAGCCGTGTTTTCAAATCTTCCTGTTCCGAAGAATGCTGCTGCAAGTTCTGCAGCCTTATCCCTTCGGATGTTGTTCATCTCAACCTCGACCCCGATGGTCTGTTTCTTCATTTCCTCGATCTGCTTTGTAATCCTTTCGTTCATGGCTTGTACCTCCGTATGTTTTTCCCTTTCGGTAGGTACATATTCGCTCTAAAACACACATATATCCAGTTATATATGCGCCATAAACTGCACAAAGATTCTGCTTAGATACACGCTTTGCATTGTGTATTTTATGATTCAGCCTCTTTCAGTTTTTCACCCAGCCTGTCCTTGAATTCCTTCAGTTCATCCATATCCATCTTTCCCACCAGTTCATATACGGCAGCCTCTGTTTCATCCTTTGGCATCGGCAGCGGATACGGGTAGCATCCCATAATAAACTCTATGCCGACATTAAATGCATCCGAAATGTCAAGCATTTCAGGAATCCTCAGATTCGCTGTTCCATTCATCAGATTTTTCATTCGTCTTGTGCTGATTCCGCATTTTTCTGCAAAAACCTTTGTATCAAGATCGTGCAGTTCTGCTATGGCCTTAAGCCTTTCTGCCACAACCCTGCGGTACTCTTCCTTGCTTAATTTCGCTAATTTCTTTCTGTTGTCTTCCAACTCATCACATCCCCTTTTGGTTAATATTCGTCATCCGTGCAGAAGTCCATTCCCATCTGCAGTTTTATGTATATATTAGTATATCGGTCTCTTTCGCTTCCGTCCGAACCCATCATGGCTTCAAGGAAGAAGGCTTCTGCTTCTTTCCTTGAATTCCATTCATCTTCTTTACCGTAACATACGGTTGTTATCTTATTCATTGGTATCCGCCTTTCTCCATTCATCCACTCCGTAGATCATTGCAAGAGAACCGTGTCCCTCCCACACCGTGTGGAGCTGTCCCGCATCATCCACGAACTCGACCGTTCCGATGGTTCCTGACGGTATCTTTCTGTATGGGTCATCAAGGCGGATAAGTTCCACCTTGGTTCCCGCAGGATATTCTTTTCTGAGTCTTTCAAGTGTCTGTCTGCTTACTCCGAACATACCGTTGTCCCCCTTTCTGCCCTGCGGTTGGCTTTCCACTTTTCCGCATCTTCCGAGGTTCGGAATGCCGTATGGCCTTTCAGCCCCTTAAGGAAGAAGGACCTTGTTTCCTTTCCTTCGCTCCCGCCAAATCCGATGGATACCAGCCATGCCCTCATGTAATATTTTTCATTCTCTTCAATGGTCTGTTTCGGATTCACACGTTTCTGTTCCGATGCTTTCTTTACCATTGCCGATGCAAGTCTGCAGTATTCCATCACGCCATCGGTATGCGGAAATCCCGTGAACTCAATGTTCCCGTCTGCAAAGGTAACACCGCTGCATCCGCCCTGTTCATTAATGAACCCTGCTGCCGACTCCGTATCTTCAAAGGTACTTTCGGCAAGGACATTTATAAGGCTGTCTGCTATGGAAATGCACTCCCTGCCGACTGCCCTGTTGATAAGGTATTGTTTGGAATGCATCATGTTTATCAGGTTGATGATGCCCTGAGGTGTCATGCTGCCAATCGGTATTTTGATTTCTGCTTCCGGTTCTTCCGTCTGTGCTTCCTGTGTCTCTTCCGCCACGTCATTCTGGAAAAGCACCCTTCTCACCTCGTCTTCCATGCTGTCATCTTCAAGTATGACCTTTGCGTCCCTGTCCACCGTGATGCTTCCGATGCGGTATGCAAAGGATGGCGGTCCAAGGTATTCTGACCTCTGTCCGAAATGTCCGGATAAGGCTTTTACTAATTCTTTCCTGTTCTCAGCGTTTGTAATAATTTCCATTCTGCTGGTCTCCTTTCCTTTTGGTAGTACCATATATCACTCTGAATGCCCGTATAGTCAAGCAGATAATGGTACTTTCCAAAAGAAAATGTAATGTCAGCTCCTGGACTCCGGAAGCGACATCGCAACCGCATAAGCAACCGTTGCGGTGACAGCATTTCCAGCCTGTTTATAAAGCTGTGCATCGGAGTTGACGGCAGAGGCACGGTCAAAAAGCTCATCAGAAAATCCCTGTAAGCGGAAGCACTCCCTCGGAGTCAGCCGTCTGATGCGTCCGCCCCTCATGAGCGTTCCCATCTGCCCGGAGCAGTCCAGTGTCTGGGAGCATCCTTTTCCTACCCTTCCCCTTCTTGTCTCGCTGTCCGGGTAGGCAAGGTTGATGCCGTCCCCTTCCCGTGCCACTTCATATCCTGCCTTCGTGGCATTTTTCACTTTGACGGAATCCACCTTTTCACAGACATACACACCGTGCCTGTCCTGAGAGGTCAGGGTGAACATCGGCTCTCCGTCCTCTTTCATCCTTCTTCCGTTCTGCCGTTTCTCCATCCGCTCCGGTGTAAGCACCGGGTGGACTTCCAGCACGGCTGAGTTCATGGCGGTATGGTTGGTCATCCCGGCTGTGTACCTCGCCGTCAGGCATCTTGCCGTATCCGTGATCTTCGGATCATGGTTGCTCTGGTCGATAAAGTAAAGCCCTGTCTTGGCCCCGACACCGCCAGCATTCCCCACAAGGGTTGCGGAAATGCCGTCTGTCCCATAAACACGGTAGCCCTGCATGCCTCCTATAAGCTGGTTAAGAGCTGCTGCGTTTTCTCCGGTGAGAGGTAATATTTCTCGTCTACCTCTGCTTCTAAGATTTGCGATAATGAACACACGCTCACGGTTCTGCGGGACTCCGAAGTTTTTGGAGTTAAGCACCTGCCACCGACAGTCATACCCTGCTTCGTCCATTTCAGACAGAACTGAGGCAAAGTCGAATCCTGCATTGATCGATAACAGGTTCTTAACGTTCTCAACAAGTAGGTATGAGGGTTTAGCACTTTCCTCTTTGCCTTTGAGGAGGTCAATAATGTTGTAATATATTCCACTTCTTTTTCCGACCAGTCCCCGCTGTTTTCCGGCAACGGAGATGTCCTGGCATGGGAATCCGAAGCACCAGATGTCTGCATAGGGGACATCTCCGGGTTTGAGTTTTGTGACATCATGAGCTTTCCACTCTCCTTCCGTATCATACATTGCCTCATATGAGGCTCTTGCAAATTTATCATATTCACAGTACCCGATGCATTTATGGCCGGCAGTTTCAAGACCGAGCCTGAAGCCGCCGATGCCGGAACATAAATCAAGGAAGGTCATCTGTTTCATTATACTGCCCTCCCCTGCATAATTGCTGATATGAAATTTTCATATCGCCACGGATGACAAATACATCCGCATCCGAACCGCACTGTTCAATGTAGCGGTTTACGATCACATCCACAAACTTCTCATCCAGTTCGATGCCGTAGCAGATACGGTGTGTCTGTTCACAGGCGATCAGTGTAGAGCCGGAACCAAGGAACGGATCAAGCACGATGCAGTTGCTCATGCAGGAGTTCTGGATCGGGTATGCCATAAGCGCCACAGGCTTCATGGTCGGATGCTCCTTGCTTGCCTTCGGCCGGTCATATTCCCAGATGGTGGTCTGCTTCCTGTCGGAATACCACTGGTGCTTCCCGCCTTTCTTCCATCCGAACAGACACGGCTCGTGCTGCCACTGGTATGGGCTTCTTCCAAGGACCAGTGCGTTCTTCTTCCAGATGCAGCACCCGGAAAGGTAAAATCCGGCATCCTTGAATGCCTTTCTGAAATTCAGCCCCTCCGTATCCGCATGGAACACATAAATGGAAGCGTCCTGTTCCATCGACTGCTCCATATTTACAAATGCAGCAAACAGGAACTTATAGAAATCCTCATCCGGCATGTTGTCGTTTTTGATCTTGCCGGCCGTCTCCTCGACATTTACATTGTATGGCGGATCCGTCAGGACAAGATTTGCCATCTGTCCATCCATCAGCTTATCGTAAGTCTCCGGCAGAATAGAATCACCGCAGATGACACGGTGCTTCCCAAGCAGCCATACATCCCCTGTCTTTGCCACGGTCGGTTTTGCAAGCTCCGCTTCCACATCAAAATCATCCTCCGTGATCTTCTTATCATGCACGGAATTAAAAAGCTGTTCGATCTCCGGTGGTTCAAAACCCGTAATGCCGACATCGAAATCCGAATCCTCAAGGTCTTTGATAAGGTCAGCCAGGAGTTCCTTGTTCCATTCGCCCGTAATTTTATTAAGGGCAACATTGAGTGCCTTCTCCTTGGTCTTGTCGATATCGACCACGATACATTCCACTTCCGTATATCCGAGGTCTGCAAGAACTGTGGCTCTCTGGTGTCCTCCGATAATGGTCATGTCTGAGTTGATGATGATCGGCTCGACATACCCGAACTCTTTAATGGAGTTCTTTATTTTTTCATATTCCTTATCGCCCGGTTTTAACTTCTTCCTCGGATTATAGGAAGCCGGGATAAGGTCTGTTATTTTATAACTCTGAAACTGCATCTTCCATATCCTCCTCTGCTAAAAATCTGTGCTGGAAATAACATTCACGGCCGCAGTATTTTCTGTTCTTGTTTCCATAGGAAATGAAAGACTTCCCGCACTGCTCACATACAAGAGTGTAGGAAGCCTTTTCACTTTTCTTTACTGCTTCGGGATGTGCTTTCCACCATTCCCTCCTGCATTTTTCACAGCAGAACCTTCTCGGTCTGCCAGTCTTGGGCTGCGTGATCGGATTACCGCAGAAATGGCACACCTCTTTACCGTCCACCATGAGTTTCATATTTTTTGAAACCACCGTGGCATATCCGGCAAGATTGTGTCTCTTACAGTAATTCCTTACGATGTCACGGGACAGCCCGATTGCCATTCCGATGGCTTTATATCCCATGCCACGCATACGCATTTCATTGATCTGTTTTGCCTGTGCGTCCGTCATCCTTTCTCATCTCCTTCCGGCACATGAAAAAAGGCCGGAAAACAATGCTTTTTACACTGTTTTCCAGCCTTAAATATTGCGTTTTTCCTGATTTTCCGGCAAAAGAAAATACCCCTTTTTGCCGTGTTTTAAGTGCATTCTGCGAAAATTACCATATCCGTTTTATATCCCCCCTGTTTAATTCTGCGAAAATTCACGCAAAGGGGGCCATCGGTCTTCAGCGGTTCAGACTGTAGAGATTCAGATACCCCCCACGGTCTGCCGTCAGAACCGATACTCAGGATTGTTATCTTCGTTCCATGTCTTTTTATCATGACAAGGCTTGCAAAGGCTCTGCCAGTTCTTCTCGTCCCAGAACAGGACGGGATTGCCACGGTGCGGTCTGATATGATCGACCACGGTTGCTGTCACTGCATGCCCTTCCTTTAAGCACTGAACACACAAAGGATGTGCCTTCAGGTATCTTGCCCTTGCCTTCTGCCACTGCCTGTTGTAACCACGCTTGCTGCTGCTCGCCCTGTCACCACGGTGCAGTGCTTCATGCTCCTCACAGTACAGTCCGTCTGTCAGTTTCGGACATCCGGGGTGTCTGCACGGCTTCTTTGGTTTCATCGGCATCCGCCATTCCTCCCTTCTATGTACACGGGCGGTGTGAAAGGATTGGAAAGACACCGCCTTATAGCAACATAAAAAGGAGCGTTTCCGCTCCCTTTCTTTTTTGCCACCTTAATCATAGCACCTGTAAATTAAAAAGTCAGTAAACCATTAGTGCACCTTTAGTAAACCTCTAGTGCACCATTCCTTTAATCACTCGGCAGATGCCATCCATGCTCGCTCTTGACAGGAAATCCATATTCCTTTCCTGCCCACTGCCTCTTACCAATAGCATTATCGAGTTTTGGCAGAAGATCCCACATACGGCTTCTGGTTTCCATGCTGAGATTCTGATTCAGATATGCCTTCTGAACAGAATCCCTTACATCCTTAAGTTCTTTCAAATCTGCCTTTTCATACCATTTAGCTGACAACGGTTTTCCTTTTTCGATTTCATCTTTTAAAGACATCCATATTTTTGTAATGCTGTCTTTATTCTTAAGTCCAAGAACCATTGCAATAAGTGCAGCAACACTTACTCCTGCTAAAGCAAGCTGGCTCTTATGTTCTTTGATCCATTTGATAAATCCCTTTTTATCCTTCTCCGTCTTTTCAGTATTCTGCTGCTCCTGTTGTTTCATTTCATCCATCGCAAATACCCCTTTCTGCTATTCTTCTACATCAACACAATTGCCTTTCTTATCGATCCAGAAATAAACTTCTTTTTTTGAAATTGCACGGCTTCCGCATTTTGGACACTGTCCAAGGTCTTTATACTGATTCAGAGAATAAATGCTTCCATAAGCGGCATTATGGAGATTTTTCAAAGTATCAAAATTTCCATAATAGAAAACATGGTTGCACGAAGCACATACACACTTTGTCTGTTTCTGCTTTTTACATCCTGAATGTCTGGATGCTTCTTCCATGCCTTCTTTAAAATTCTGCTTTATATTTGCTTTTGCATTGCCCAGTTCTTTTTTGAAATCTGCATTATATTTTTCTACTCTCTCAAGCTGTGCATCTAATCTTGGCTGTGCTTCCGGATGGATTTTAACATATTTTTTCAGAACACCAGTATTACTGTTAAATCCGGCACTCATAAAATTCTTGATTCCTAATTCAGCAGCACACTCCCTGCATATATATCTTGGACCGACTTTTGCCGACAGTTCAAAATAATCTTTTTTATTATCTGATTCCCTTCCACAGGTAACACATTGTCTTAACATTGTCCTGCCTCCTTGCTCTGATTCATAACCGTATTTTACCATAACGCAAACAAAAAAGACAGCCGTCTGACTGCCTTAATTGTACTCTGCATATGCACCTATCTGTATCTGGAGTGCTACGGTGATCTGCTCCATGACCATGTCATCCAGCACTTCCCCGATTCTTTCTCCGAGCCTTGTTTTATCAAGAGTCTCCACCTGTTCCGCCAGTGCCATGCTTGGTTTATTCAGACCGCTGCTTTTCTTCAGTGGGATCTGCACATGGGTCGGAAGATACTTCTTTTTCCACACCCTTGCTGAAAGCGGAACGACCGTAACCACAGGTGAATGCTTATTTGCCTTATTATTACTTACCACCAGTGCCGGACGGACACCGCCCTGTTCGCTTCCTGCCTTCTCTCCGAAATCCACATAATAAATATCTCCACGCTTACACATAAAAACCTCCTATCCGAGGACAAAGGCTTCCACCTGTCTGTCCCTCAGTTCATACTGTTTATCCAGTTCCTTCATTGCTGCTTTTCTGTATTTCCCGATCATCGTATGGCTCACATGGTATCTTTCCATCATGATGTCCCATGTCATGTCCTCATCCAGAAGATCCGTGATAATACTTCTATGTCTTTCATCCAGTCCGTTCACTGCATGCTCGAAAAAATCCAGTTCTTCTTTCAGGAACATATATCTGTGGAAAAGGAAATCGTACCACTCGTCATTCTCACGTTCCATTGCTGCCTTATACTTGATCGCTATGTTTGCCGTTTTATCGGAAAGAGTGCTCGTCTGCACCCTTTCCCCTTCCTGATGGGAGTAAAGCATGGAATCGATCATGTCCTGTTCGCTCACTCCCTGAAACTGACGGAGCTGGAACTCAGTCACGGTCAGTTCCTTTTTCATGTTTTTATATTCTTTCATCATTACTTTTGCCGTCATCCGTCATACCTCCAATCCTTGCCTTTACTGCTTCTATCATTGCATTCTGTGTAGTGTCCTTTTTTTCGATTGCCCGGAGGATATCTTCATCGACCGTTCCCTCTGTCACCAGATGCTCTATGATGACCGTGTGTTTCTGCCCCTGTCTGTAAAGTCTGGCATTCAACTGCTGATACAGTTCAAGGGACCATGTAAGTGAAAACCATACAATGGTTGAACCGCCTTCCTGAAGATTCAGTCCGTGTCCTGCCGATGCCGGATGGATCAGTGCCACCGGGATTTTCCCTTCATTCCAGTCTTCAATATCTTTCTTGGTATTGATATCCCTTGCCGGAAACCGTTTCAATATCCGCTCCCTGTCATGCTTGAACCAGTATGCAACCAGAAGCGGTTTCCCGTTTGCCGATTCAATCAGGTCTTCCAGTGCATCCAGTTTTCTGTCATGGATATTACGGACATTGCCGGATTCATCATAGACCGCACCGTTTGCCATCTGCTGGAGCTTGTTGCTTAAGGCTGCTGCATTTACCGCATCGATGTCCTGTCCTTCCCCGTATTCGAGGATCATTTCATCTGCCATCCTGTCATAAAGCCCCTGTTCGGATTCCGACATGGAAACGGACACCCGGTTGCTTATGCATTCCGGCATATCAAGGTAATCCACGGCTTTCATAGAAATGCTGATATCGGAGATCAGTTCATATATTTTTTCTTCTGCCCCTTCCCTCGGTTTATAGGAAAAGATGATCTCACGATTCCGCTTATCCGGCAGAAAGAACCTGTCACGGTAGCCGCCGATATATCTTCCAAGCCTCTGCCCCATATCAAGGATTCCGATCTCTGCCCATAAGTCCATGAGATTTCCCGGTGTTCCCGTAAGCCCGACCACACGCTTTGCCATCGGCCTTACTTTTTTCAGGTCTTTGAACCTCTGTGCCTTCGGGGACTTGAAGCTCGACAGCTCATCAATAATGACCATGTCAAAATCAAAAAATATGTTTTTTGTCATCCATGAAACATTGTCCCTTCCGATAATCGTCACATCGGCGCCTGACAGAAGTGCTTCCTTTCTCTGCTCTGCAGTTCCCATTGCCACGGCAAATGTCATGCCGTAAAGATGCTCCCACTTTTTTATCTCTGCCGGCCATGTAGTCTCTGCCACACGCTTCGGTGCTATTACCAGGATCCGTCTTACTTCAAAATAGTCAAACAGCAGAAGCCACAGTGCCGTAAGCGTGATGACCGTTTTTCCAAGTCCCATGTCAAGGATCAGGCAGCTCACGGGATGTTCGATTATAAAATCTGTTGCATACTGCTGATAATCATGTGCTTTGTATTTCATCAAGGATTCCTCCAATCTGTTCGATATTATCAACTACATAAACGGGAAAACCTAACCTTTCAAGCATCCTCTTTCTCTTTAGCTGAAGCGGTCTCGGCTTCTTTCCTGGTGCTTTCAGTTCCACGAATGCCATTTTCCCGTCCGGCATCAGAACGATGCGGTCAGGCACTCCATTCATACCGGGTGATACGAACTTCAGCGCCATGCCTTTCCGCTTTTTTGCTTCTTCCCTCAAATGTCCCTCTACTGTACTTTCTAGCAAAACCAGATACCTCCTTTGCCGATTGCGGTTGCCATATGCCTTTAACTCCTATACGCGCATATATACATGAATTGCTCTTTTTATCTTTATTTTTAATTCTCAACTGGATTTAATGGGAAACTGGGAAACTAAGAACCGCAACCCCTTATTTTCCAAGGTGTCAGCACGGTTTCCGACTACCGTTGCCCATCTGCATCTGGGAAACCCCGGAAACCGCCTAACGGGTTTCCTCTGGTTTCTCATCCATCCGCACAAAAGTCTTCTGCACTCCGTAAAGGGGGACTTTGGTCTTGCCCGTGGTATTGGAATCATACTTCTTCCATCCCCCGATCTTGTTTAAGATGCCTTCGATCTCATAGGAATCCGCCTTCTTTAAGTTCTGGCGCTCCTTGCCGAAGCACTCCACCCAGATCTCCATGATGCACACACGCTCACGCATGACCGTCCCTTTGACACCTACCGTCTCGAACTCTCCTCCGCCAAGGAATGCCCTTCTCTGGTAGATATCCATTGATGACCAGTTGTCCGGCAGCAGTCTGTCAAGATAGTCCTGCACGATGCCCTCACGGTCATCCGACTCCATTGCCTCCTGCTGCATCTTATATGCTTCCTCTGCCTCCGCACCTTTTAAGAACAGCTCCTCACCTTCGTTATACAGATGGATTGCCTCTGCCCAGATCTGGTCGACACAGTCAAGCTCCCACGGATGGTGTTTTCCTGTCCCCGGCACATGCACGGGCCAGAATCTTCTGTTTCCTGTCACGTCACGCAGGAATCCGCCCTCGGAGTTTGTGCTTCCCACGATGATGCACTTTCTTGGATGCGACTCTACATTGACTCCGTATGCCTGACGGAACTTATCATCCTGACGGGTGACAAAGGACTTTACTACCTCGACTTCCGTCTTGCGGATACCGTTCATCTCACTGATCTCAAGTATCCAGTTTCCGAGCAGCTTCTCGGCAGCAGTCTTATCCCTCATATCTGAAATGGATAAGGAATCCGAAAACCACTGCTTTCCAAGGATGGCAAAGAAGGTGGATTTTCCCATTCCTTGCGGACCATTCAGCACGAGGATGGAGTCGAACTTCACTCCCGGCTTATAGATACGTGCTACCGCAGCCACCAGTGTCTTGCGGATGACTGCCCTTGTGTACGGAGAATCTTTCGCACCGAAATAGTCGATGAGCAGTGTATCGATACGCTCCTGTCCGTCCCAGTGAAGCGTTGCAAAATAATCCTTGATCGGATGATAGAGCCTGTCGGATGACACCACGGCAAGCAGTGCATCCTTAAACTTGGTCGGTGACCAGATCCCGTACACCCTCTCGAAATACACTTTTGCATTCGCAAGGTCGGAGTCATTCCATCCGGGCTTTACCTGTTTCCAAGGAAGCGGACCGATGACATCAATGGTATCCTTGAACTCGTTGTACACGATGTGCTTGAAATTCTCATCGTTACGGATGATCAGTGCGATGTTCTGCAGTGTATCCTTGATGTTTCCCCTGCGGTCAAGTGCCAGCTTGTTCTGCCAGTCCTCATCCGGCTCTGTGGAAAATTCCTGTACCGCCAGCTCCTGTCTTTCCTTGGCAAGTGTGTTCTTCACTTCTTCATCTGCAGAGGCAAAATCCTGCATGGCTTTGAACGATGGGAGTTTTCCCGGCTCTGTCCCCTCGGCTGCCCTTGCATCCTTGTCACCGAATTTATGAAGCCTTACCACATCAAACGCATTCATCAGCTTTCCGCAGCATGGGTCTGTTGCATGGTGGCTGTATACGAACAGATCATCATAGACCACGACTCCGGCAGCAGAGTCCGCCGGGATATAGTCATATCTTCCGGGAATCGCCCTTGAATGCCTGTACACATCCGGGATGAATTTGTCGATTGCCTGTGTCACCGTGTATGTGCGGTTGAAGGCCCCGATCAGCCCGTCTTTGGAAAGCGGGTCAGCCTGTTTCTTGATATCCCTCTGCACAACGGATGCCTGACGGTTGCTGACCGGCCACGCTGATACATCATGCCAGTCCTTATAACGTGACAGCACTTCATCGGGATCAACTTCGTTCCCTTCGATCTCCTGAAACACATACTCACCGTCACTGGAAGTGCTCGGCCAGTACATGAGTCTTGATGGTTCATAGGTCGAATCATCAAAAAGCTCGATGCCGATATCCGATGCAAGCATACGGCTGACTGCCCCGTACTCATCAGGTGTCACATCCCTTGTCAGGAATATGATGATACGAAGCCTCGGTTTCTCCGGCGTATGCTTATGTGTGGAATACACCACCATCTTCATGTCAAAGAACATTTCCAGTTCATCAATGATGCCCTGTGTTCCGTAATCCATATCAAGTGTGATGGCGGATCTGGAAATCACGCAGTCCTTCTTCCTGCGTCCGCCCTTCAGCTTTCCAAGCACGAAGCCTCCGACATCCTTGATATTGTCCTGCTGCCCTTTCGGCATCTTCCTGTACTGCTCCATTGTTTCCGCAGTATATTTTGTCTTGGACAGACGGCTGACAAAATCTTCATATGTCATATCCGTGCAGTTAAACTTTTTATCCATTCTTGAGTTTCCGATTGATACAAACATGTTTCTGCCTCCTAATCTTTCTTGTAAAACGGACTTTCAAATCCGGCAGCCTTAAGCGGAAGCCCCTCACACCAGTCAGGGCATACCGCCATGATCTCATTTACTTCTTCCACCGAAGATGTCCCCTCCGGCACTTCAAGCACCACTTCATCATGGATGTGGCACACGATATCAAATCCCTTCTTTTCCAGCCGGAGCATTGCTTCTGCCAGTACATCCCTTGCGGTTGCCTGAACGATGTTTTCGCAGAATTTCGCCCCGTAAGATTCGATCCTCGTCCACTTGCGGTTCGTGCCGACGCCTTCATAGCTGACGCTCTCCGAACCGAATCGGTTCACGGTCATCCTCGGTCTTACATAGGACAGCACCCTTCCTGACGGCAGTGCGATCTTTAACATCCCGGACTGGTAATATACCGTCACTCTTCCGACCGTGGTCATCTTCCGCTCCTTTACGGCTGCCTTTACTGCACCGTCAATCTCATACCAGTAATTCACGATGTGCGGATTTGCTGTCCGCCATGACTGCACCAGCCCTTTCAGTTCCTCTTCTTCCACAAAATTTAATGCTCCCATGCTGACAAGTGCGCCTTCCGCACCGCCATACTGACAGGCGAGTGATGCCACCTTGCCCCTTGCACGGTACGGACTTCCTTTTGTGATTTCTTCGATTGGAATATGGAACATCTTTGATGCCGTCTGTTCATAGATCTTTCCTGCACCACGGAACTCCTCCATGACCCATCCCTCTCCGGCAAGGTATCCCATGACACGGGCCTCGATTGCGGAAAAATCGCTGACAATGAATCTGCATCCCGGCTTTGCCACGAATGCGGTGCGGATCAGTTCCGACAGCACCTCAGGGGTGGAATCATATAAAAGTTCCACAAGATCATATCTGCCTTCCTTTACGATGGAGCGTGCCAGTTCCAGATCTTCCATGTGGTTCTGTGGAAGGTTGTGGATCTGTACAAGTCTGCCGGCCCATCTTCCTGTACGGTTGGCCCCGTAAAACTGTAATAATCCATGCACCCTCCCATCAGGGCAGACGGAGCGTTCCATTGCCTCATATTTCTTTACCGAGGTCTTTGACATGGAAAGCCTGAGCTTCATCATTTCTGCCACATCGCCCTGTGTGTTCTCCACCAGCTCTTCCACGGCTGCCTTGGCAAGGGAATCCACCTCTATGCCCTTTTCATTCAGCCAGTCCTTAAGCTGCGATACGCTGTTCGGGTTTTCCAGCCCTGATATCTCATATGCCTTCTTCGTTACCGTCTCCTTATACAGAAGGTCGCATGCCACAGCGTGTCCGATAAGCTCCTGATCCACCATGATGCCCCTGTCATTGATTCTCTGGTCCATGCAGTAGAGTTTCTGCTCCCTGTCCGGTATTGGGAACTTCGAGAGTTTATTCCTAATCTGCTTTTCCACATCCACGTCACGGATGCAGTATGTCTTGAACAGTTCCCACTTCTCCGGTGCATCGGACGGAAGATTCCTTGTCCTGCCCCCGTTTGCCTTGGTAGGCTTGCACGGCATACAGAAATAGCGGATGAGGTCTTTTCCCTCGGACATCTTTTTCTTATCAAGGTTCAGTGCTTCCCCCACGCCTTCCAGTGACAGCGGAAGTGACAGCATGGATGCCTGGACAAGCGTACATCTCCATCCTTCTGGTTTTAAGGAAAGACCGAAGAATCGGTTGATACAGTTCCGCTCGAATGCTGCATTATAAGCGGTCTTTATTACGGAATCATCCATAAGATATTCCATGATCTTATCTGGTATCTTCTCCCCGGATGCCAGATCAATGATCTGTGTCGGTTCGTCATTCAGACTGTATGCAAACAAAAGGATCTCGAACTGCTCCGATGCTGCATATCTATGTCCCCCGCAGTCCGGGAGTGATACATCTGAGTAAGTTTCAATATCAATTGCAAGTGTGTCCATAAGCCTGTCCCTCCACTCTTTTCTTTATTCTGTTGATCCCCGTTCTTGCTGCTGTCATATTGCCGGACTTCATCTGCCCCTTGATGGTGCGGTATGTGTTATACGGGATATACTTCTTTATGCTGTTAAGCTCTTTCATCAGTTCTTCCATGAAATAACATCTCCTTTATGTACACGGACGGTGGAAACCACCGCCCGGTTTAATACTGCCGTTATGCTCCTATGCGAGGAAATCATCCTCTGCATCCACTGCCTCGAACTCATCCTTGGCATTTGCTCTGGAACCGAGAGGCTCTCCATCCCTTAACTTCTGCACATTTCCAAGTCCGGCAGCAACGCCCTTGTTGCCGTTTGAATTGTAGGCGTAAAATGTAATGGATACCCTTCCGTAGCAGCCGGAATATACCTCACTCTGGTCAAGGATCGGCTGTACCTGTCTGTCCACGATCTGAGGGGCCTGTTTGCTGTTGGCGTTCAGGAACATGCTGTCCGCATACGCCTCGTCTTCAGGTCTGTCGATGTCTCCGTCTCTGAGCGGAGTTTTCAGGTTTGCCGGGATCTTGCCGCCCCACTTGCCTTTTCCTTCATCCTTTGCCACCTCGATTGCCTTCTTGATCTTGGCGATGGTCTCCTTATCATTCTTGTCGATGATGCAGGATACGGAATACTTCGGTTCGCTTCCATTGATGGAATCCGGCTCCCACAGGTGTGCATAGCTGAGTCTGCAAGGTACGATTACTTTTGTTAAATTTACTGCTGTCATAATTTAGTCCTCCTTAAAATCCGCTTCTGCGGTTGCTGTTTTAACTGCTTCTCTTTTATCTGAATCCGGCACCAGTGTGACCTTGCCGTCAGGCTTGTACACCAGTGAACCAAGGATCTCATTAAATTTCTTTTTGCCCATCAGCCTTTCCATCTCGGTAATGCCGATCAGGCTCTTTTTATAGATGTCCGTGTATCCGGCTTTCTGTGCTGCCTCTGCAACTTCATCTTCATCCGTATATTTACGGTTGCTTCTTCCCAGAACGAGCTTGTATCCCGGCCATTCCTTGTGGTTGACCACCGCTTCATTCTGTGCGTAGGTGTAAACTTCTTCTGCCCATTTCTTCAGGGCATCTGCCTTGGAAAGAACCTCTGCAATTTCCTCATCTGACATAAGGGCCGGCTCGGCAAATTCCATCTGTGCAAGTTTCAGGTATTCCTCTGCCCTTGCACGGCATGTAAATCTTGCCTTGCAGAATCGGCAGTGGTCTCCGGCTTTAAACTCTCCCTCTCCGGCAAGAGCCTTTGCCGCTCCCGGTTCAAGAACATCCTTTCCCCATACAAGCAGCTCCTCGGCTGATATCTCCCAAGTGGAAAAATGTTCGATCCTCGGCTGGACGATGGTAAGCTCCACCGTGTCGATCTCATATAAGAAACCAAGCATGTCCAGAACTCCAAGTCCATAGATCATAAGCTGGACATTCTGTTCCGCATCAACCACCACGCCCTTGCCGAGCTTCAGATCGATAATGTGTATCTTATGGGAATCGACTACCACCATATCTGCAGTACCGAAACAGTCCCTGATTCTGTGAGCAAGGCTGACCTTCAGCTCCACTCCGATGAACGGGTCATCACAGTCCTTTCTTGCCTGTTCGATCTGGCTGATGTTATATTCCACATAATCATCCACTGCTTCAAGCAGCTCATCCGAATAATAATCAGATACAGGTCTTTTGGTTCTTTTCTTCAGATACTTATTGATGAGATACTCTGCCATCGCATGTCCGGCAGTACCCTCTGCTGCAAAGGGTGACTCTTCATCCGGGAACTGCTCCTCCAACAGTAACGATGGAGGGCATTCCAGACGTCTCTTGCCTGACGATGGCGAGTATCTTGCGTGGCCGCCCATTAAAGCACCTGTGCTTTCTCATACAGTTCCGACAGTTTTTCATCAGGAACATCCGACAGCTTCTGGAAACCGAACTGCTCGATCAGGTTCTTTACCTCTGAGGTCTTTCCTGATCTGGACTTGTCCGCAAGAAAAGCACGAACCGTCTTGCGGTCAACGGATGTCTCCTTCGGGGCAGCTTCATCTTTCGGTGTATCTGCCACAGGAGTTTCCTTCTTTTCTGCCTTCTTCACAGGCTTCTCTTCCTTTTTAGATGTATCTTTCTGTGCTGCGACCATCTTTCTGATTCCGGCAGCAATTTGTTCGTAGCCCTCAGCTACCAATAACAATGCTTCGCTCATAGCGTTCTCTCCTTTCAAATGCGTGCCAGCTTCACATCGCCTGTATACACATCAACTTTGTTTACGCTGGACTTGTACTTTCCCCAATCCATCAGAATATGGAACGGGTACTCCTTTACAACGGCTGCTTTTTTCTTCTCTTTTCCACGGATGACCATAATTCGGTCACCCTGATTCAGTCCGTAACGGACATTTACTCTTCCTGACATGGCGGACCTCCTACTTCAGCACCTTCAGATTTCTGATGACGCCCTTGTATCTGGCATCCGCACGTTCATCCACGGGAATGGTCTTGACATTCACGGGATTGAAATCCGTATCATAAAGCCTTACAGGCTTCCTCGTTTCCTTTGCATGGTCGAGTTCAAACTTCATGCCTTCCGTGATGTCGAAACCGAACACATACACCTCATCGCATATATCCATGAGTTCAAGACCCATTGCGATGCCTGTCATTCTCTCGTTTGGGATATTGTCATCGAGGAATGATGGAAAATAGAGATGTGGTACGATTGGAACGTCACCTGACATGGCAGTGATTCTTGCGTAGCTCACTGCATTCTTTTTGTTTTCCTCGACTCTGCCCCGATAAGGGCTGCAGATAAAAATTTTCTTTTTCATAGTAAAATCATCCTTTCTCATTCGGCTCTCATGGCCGTGGGGTACTCGTCAATAATGTATTTGGATGGCAGATCGTCATCTGCCTGTCCTAGACTGCAGGGCTATACTTGTTAGAGCCGTATTCACGGAGCATCTGGTCAAGCACTTTTTTCTGTTCATCATCAGCCTTGTCCATCAACTGTTCCAAAACCGAAATCTGATCCTGTGAAAAAATATTTTTATGTGGGTGATACCAGTCAGCGATACGGACACCGCCTCCGTTACCTCTAGTAGTTTCAAGAGGATACTCAGCCGTAAGCACAAGAATGTCATTTCGGATAGTTCTATCCGTAACACCAAGCTCAGCAGCTAAAACCTGCATATTCTCTTGTCTTCTTGCGACCATGATTCGCATGATCTCAGCTCTTCGCTCATTTGCACTCACAGCTTTTCACCTCCCTTCGTCCTTGTCTGATAGAAATATAAAATCCAAATAGGAAGACTAATTTCCTATTCGATTTTTTTCTTGAAAATTTTTTCCTATTACCTTCTTCTCTTTATTCGCTTTTTTATTTTGAAAAAAATCGTGTTTTGAATTTTTCAAACGGAGAATATATAAGGTTAGGTATTTTTATCTCCGATGCTAAACTGAATCTCATCGATCAGAAGAACATCAATACTATCCAAATGCGTATCGTAGTCAGGCATCTATATACTTGTTCTCCCTTCTGTTCCTGAAAATCTTTAATTCTTTGTTCACTGCAATGGAGAAAATTATCTGTGTAATTAACCTAATCCGTCAGCTTTTCATTTTTTTGAAACAAAAAAGCCAACAGTCTGTCACGCAAACAGGCTGTTGGCTAAAAATGGCTGACTTTAAGAAAGCCACTAGAATCCCTGATTTTTACAGCATTCTACTAACATCCCTGTTTCGTAGGCTACTGTAATATCAGCACATCCTAGTGGCTGTCTTTACAAGCTAGTCCGATTATTAAGTTTACTGTTCTGCCCATCATAAAACACAGGCATTTTCTGCTTTTCCTATCTGAATCGGAATATCCTCTTTCGTAACTGCACACTTATGAAGCACCACAACATTCCCTGATACTTCCGTCTCTGTTTTGCATACAAAGCATTTTTTGTTGTATGGGCACTCCTTGGTGCATCTATGTATCACTCCATTTGCCATGTGTTCTCACCTTCTTTCCATAATCTGACATTTTTCTTTTTATCATATGCGCCGTGTCGAAAAGTTATAACAAAAAGTATTCATATTTTTTAAATTTCTTCATATCTTATTCTGAAACCTATATTATTGTTATACTGATTAACCCTGTAATATATTCCATGAATCAACATAATATTCATATTTTCTTTTGTGTTCATTTGTTCGCTAACTTGCTAACACTTAGGGTAAAAAAATATGCGGATCATTCTGTAATCCGCATACTTCAACCTTCTGCTAGTAATTACAAGCCAAATCAAAAGAAATCATGTTAAGGATATCTGTACTCAGTTGTGTTTCCTGTGGAATATATCCAAGCTGTTTCAATCGGTATCCTGCTGCTTCAAATGAAACATTAAATATGGAAGCCACTTCTTCAGCCAGTGCATAATGACAAAAAATCTGCTGCAGTCCGGGCCGTCTAAATTTTTCAGCTACCATCCGTACCATTGAAACAGGCATCAGAACTGCAGATGATAATGCATTTGCCTGCCATTCCATCCAATCCCTGTCTGTCCAGCTTTTTGATGTCCGGCAGTCCATCTTCTTTGTGTCCACACGGCACTGAACCATTGGTGCCGGAGTTTCTCCCATCAGGTCAAACAGCGTTATCTGGTCAGGATCATAGGCAAAATATTCTTTATGTAAAAACTCATGTCCTGCCTCGTGTCCCATCGTAAAACGATATCTGTGTTCCTGATTTTCTTCCAAGAGCGTCTTATCGATTATCACGGTATGTGCTTTTGCACTGATATAGTCTGCACAATTATTCTGCGGATCATACACGGGTACTTTGTCCGTGTCATTGAACACCGTCATACCAAGATAAACACCGCAGTGCGACAGGTACTGAAAGTCCTGATCCATTCCCAGATAATCCTGTGCCAACAAATCGATATCTATTTCCTGTGGAGATTTTAATGCTTCCGGCATAAAATCCCCGACAATATTCTGTCCGATAACATCAATCTCTTTTCTGCTTAACACTGGTGCCCCAGATCTCTTTCTTTTAATTTCAGGTCTATACATATATAGGTTCTTACCCCTTTCGCTTTCTCAGTTCCTCGACAAACTGGTTCCATTCTTCTTCTCCTGCATCCAAGTCCCTTGCCGTCCTCAAAGCTGCACTGACATAGTCCCGTTCCATAATATACTCTGGAAGGTCTGGTGCTACGGCATTTCTCTTCTTTCCAGCAAGGTCAAGCATCTGTGCGTTTTCTTCTTTTGACAAATTCAGTATCTGTGCGAGTTGTGTAAGTTTTTCCATATCGAAGGGGTTGCGTCTGTCTTTTTCTACATCAGTTAAAAACGGTGCGGATACGCCTAACATATCAGCCATTTTCCTCAGTGTGATTTTCTTTTCAACTCTCTTCTTGCTTATAAATTCTCCAAAATTCGCATACATCATAATTTTCACCTTTTCTCTGTTTTCACTTTTCTTTTCGTTTTCGCTTTGTTTTTCACTTTTTAACTTTTTCGCATTTTCACTTTTTATATCGGTGTTCATTTATTAGCACGCTTGCTTGTTCGCTAACTTGCTAACTAAAGTATATAAAATTTGAAGGGGATTGTCAATCATATTTTTTTTGCAAAATTATCCCCTTCCGTTCACTTTAGCGTATGTAGTCATATGGAGAACGATAATCCCGTCCTTTTTTCTGTCTTTTTATGTATGAAAGAATCCGCATCTTCATAGCTTGCAAAAAGCCTGTTGCTTCTCACTTGGATGCCGCCTCTTGTGCCAAACCGGATTATATAAAAATCTCCGTTCCGCTTAACTATAGTCACTTCACGGACGATCCGGTTGCTCTCGACAATATAAGCTGTCGAACCGATTTCAAATGTCATGTAACCATCGCCTCCTAATACTGTGGTCAGTCAAGGGAAAGTGAACCAACCTGATAGTGTTACTCTGCGATATGTATCCTAACGTAGCGATGATTTTATTATAAGAACACTTGTTCGTTTTGTCAAGTTGCATTTCTATACCTGCATATATAGGTAATGCTTGGTTGCTATATTAAGTTTCATCAAATAGCCATTTATCCATATCTGGAAAATAATCTTCTACATCATGCAACTTAATAATATTTTCTGCTGGAATTTCAAATTCAATTCTTCCATCATACTGATGTGCCACTTCATCTTTCCTTATATCCAAATGAATCCATTCTTCTAGCATATAGCGTGCAATATCTTGTTTTTGAAATCTATCTATTTTTGAAAACGGAATTGTAAATTCAACAACATAAGGCTTTCCAAGTTTTATGATTTCCCTGTATTTTTTCAAGTTTCCATTATGCTTTATGCTTTCCAACGCAAATTCCAGAAATTCACCACCATATGTAGCTAAAAATTTATCATAATCTTTATAGTAATCCAAATCGAATATGAAGCAGATTTCATTTTTTCTGCGATTTACGCCATTGTGCTCCCAGCGGTCACGTTCCTTTATCACCCTTGAAATTATATCACCTATCATTTCCTGTTGTACATTTTGTTGTTGCATATCTTCTCTCAAGGAATCTATATACCTTTCATCCGAAAAAATTAAGCCATTACACATAATTTTGGATGGATCTGCAAGTCTTGTATTATGGTAAGCGATTATACTATGATTTTCTAACACGGTCATTAATTTATTATGGACTCTTCCAAAATCCGAATTAGCATCCCACAGTTTTGATGATGCATAATCATTCAAATATTCCGTTTCTATCAATTCTTTCTTTGTACTTTCAGAAAAATCCAAAATGCACTCTCGTACCTTTTGGATTTCTGATGGATATGTTTCTGATTGAAATATTTTAATCTGTGCCACGTTTTCTCCTTGTGCTATATTTTTCTCTATTAATCTTCATTTCTTACAACAACTCGATTTACATGTTCATATTTTTTACGAAGAGCTGGTATATCAATATTCTTACCTAAAATCTCTCTGACAACACCCCATAATCCATCAAGTTCATCTGGAAACATGTCCATAAATTCAACAAACGGCATAGCCTTAACTATTAACGATTCTCCCTCTATACCTCTTCCCGGAACTCCGTATTTGATTTTAGGGTTTTCGCCTGTTCGAATATTCTTTCCAAACACGATAGGTTCTGACGCTGCCGCTCCGCCCATTAAAGTCATGCTAATTGCAAGGTCAAAAATATAACCATTTAATTCAATCCATGAATGATCAAAATAAAGTCCCTCTCCAAGCATCTCTCCGATACATAATTTAGGTTGATATCCAGCCTCACATAAAGCCACATATAAAGCTGCACAGCTTGCATGGCAAGCACCCCACCATTGTTTTTTATGCATATAACTATTTAAATTGCAAAGAATGTCTGCCAACGCCCCTGTATCACCAAAGTCAGAAACCATTTTCCTTATCAAATCATTGGTATTCATTGATATTTTCTTTAGACAACAATTTTTATACTTTTTTCCACTGCCACATGGGCATTGATCATTCCTTCCAATTTTCATGTCATAATTACCCCATTCTTGCAATACTTGTGCACAGAAATTATATTTTTATATATACAAATTCCGATTTTATGCTTGATCCAATACTTTTTTAATCTCGTTTGCTATGGCTTCTATAACATTTACAGTAACACTATTCCCAAATTGTTTATATAAATGCGTATCTGCCAGACTCAGCTTATATGTGTCTGGAAACCCTTGCAATCTTGCCCACTCACGAGGTGTCATCCGTCTTATACCATCACGATTAACTTCACCTTTGATGTGTGTCACTGGTGTGAAATCCTTTAAGCGCGTATCTACTATTAAATTTCTTTCTCTTCCCATTCCTCCACAGACGATGGCCCCCGCCTGTCCCTTTAAATCTCGTATTTCGTATCCGAATCCATTACCTTTTGCTTCATGTCTGGCCTTGTGCTTTACCAGTGTGTCTATATATACTGTCGAAAGATAATATTTAACACTGACTGGTTCTTTTTCCATAATGTCTTGAATGCATGTATCTGATTCATTTCCATCTGGAAACTTAAAACCTGTAGACTCTATATCTTTTCTGAATGCCACAATATAAATTCGTTCCCTATTTTGTGGTACTCCAAAATCTTTGCTATTAAGCACTTTGCTATATACCGTATATCCAATTTGCTCAAATGCATTTTTTATTATTTTAAATGTTCTTCCTTTGTCATGATTGGTCAAACCTTTTACATTCTCACAAAAAATAACCTTGGGCTTATGATATTCGCAGATTCTAACAACATCCTGAAACAAGGTGCCTCTACACATTCCCTTATAATCGTCATCAAATCCCATCCTTTTTCCTGCCATTGAAAATGCCTGACACGGAAATCCTGCTAGACATATATCAAAATCTGGAATATCTTTTTCATCAACTTGGGTTATATCACCAGCTATATCAAAATTATCTTTAAAGTTTTCTTTGTATGTTTTTTGGGCATATTCATCCCATTCCGAAACATATACAGTATCGATTTTATCACCAAAAGCTCTCTCGAAACCTAATCGTATGCCTCCAATTCCTGCAAATAAATCAATACTTTTATATGTTGTTTTATTGGTTTCCATTTAATAATTCCAGCCTTTCCTCTTTGTATTGCAACAGATTATACCGTTGCATCCTTGATATAGCAAGTCAATAATTCACTTATCACTCACTTTTTTTATAAATATATCCGCCCATTGCATATTCATCATTTGGTCTAACCCATTGAATATCCATTCCAGTTTTCTGTCTTACCATTCTTAATGTTCTTTCCCAATCACGGACATTTGCTACCGTCTGCAGTTTGGTTGGTTCAATTACCTTATTAGGGTTCATCTCAAAATAGGCCTGCAACCTTGCAGCAGCACTTCCCATCTGCATAATTTCTTTCATTCTCTCAGTATTTTCATCTGTAAAAAATGCTTGCTTTCCTCCATTGCAGTCACTACACAATGTCCACAGATTATCAATAGTTGTACTGCCGCCCAACTCAACTGGGATTTTATGATCAATTACCAATTTCACATTAGGTGTGTTATGAATGTTAGCCCCACATCTCTGACATGTACTGTTATCTCTCTGTAACACAGCATATTTTAATTTATTATCAATATTCTTTCTTATTTGTGGTTCATATTTTGGCTCTAAAGAAGTCAAAATGTATCCGTTCTTTGTCGCTACAATATCAAGTCCCGTTTCCTGTCGTAATGTTCTTAGTGCACGCTGCCAATCCTGTATATTTCCTGCAACTTCTCGCAAAGTTTCCCTGTCTATATCCTTTCCAACATGTTGAATAAAATAATCTTTTAATTTTTGTTTTGCACTTGCCATATTAATCCTCCTTCAAATAAATGTATGCATCTTTCTTACGATTTTCTTTCTTATTTTTTCTCAGCGGCTGAATATTCATATTACAATTAGCCCTTATAAATCTTAATTGTCGTGTCCACTCTCTTGTCTTTGCAACTACAGCTAATTTGTCGACATCAATCTCCTCATTAGGATGATGTTCGAAATATACCCTTAAACGATCTGCTGTGTTAGTTTGCATACAAACCTCACGCATAGTTGCAGCATCTTCTGCATTAATCCATGCCTTTTTTCCTTCGTTACAATCTGTACATAATGCTTGTAAATTATCAAAGTCTGTTGTTCCACCCCAATCAACAGGAACAACATGATCCATTACCAGTTTTACCCCATCCGCTGGTGTAAGTCCGCATGCTTGGCATGTATAATTGTCCCTTTCCAACACTAAGAATCTTAATTTTTTATTTATGTACCCTCTTTTTCCTTTAACATTCTTTCGTTCTAAAGAATTTAACTTATACCATTCTCCCCTTTTATTAGATATATCATATCCCTGCTGTTGCTTTAAATTTCTTATGACTCTATCCCAATGATGCAATCCGGCTGATCCACAGATTTCATTTAAAGTCTGTAACGGTATTTCCTCCCCCACATGCTCTGTCAGGTATTTTATCAATACTACTGTACCACTTTCACTCAT